TACGAGGTCAGCAGCCTCGCGTTTGAATTCAGCGGAAAAGACACGACGTTGCTTGGTCATCTGACACCTCGATATGGCGAGCATTCTCGCCTAAATGAGTGTCCGGTTTCATTAGACCACTACAGTTCGAGCGGAGTGCCACTGCCACGAAGGTCGCGCAGGTCATGCATCGTCACGTCCAGCCACGCTTGATCTTCGTTGCGGACGATCAGCATTCCCTCGCGGCGAGCGGTCAGCGTCTCAATCGGGTAGTGGATGCTCAGCGCAGGCTTGGGCTCTTCCTTGCCGAGGAATTCACCCTCAAGTGCGTAGCCGCCGATAAAATTGCATGCCTGCTCGAACTGCGCGGCCGGAATCAACTCGGTGCGCGGCACATTGAAGCGGGTGTGCAGGCGGTTGTGCATCACCAGTTGAAAGCCTTGGCGCTGATCCGCAGGAACAGCTTTTGACTTGTCGCGGATCAAGCCCTTGATTACGTTCAGCTCGCTCATGCCGATAAGTTCGTCCATGAGGGTGGACATTTTGTTACTGCTGTCGACGTAGGTTCCGGTCTTGCGGATGGAAGGCAAAACTTCCGAAGCAACCCAACGGCGGAAAGCGTGCGCAGTGCTTCCCTTTTTGATCGCGTCATCGCAGCGCAGAGTCAGTGTGTAGAGACCCGACTCATTGATGATGTTCACCATCCCCTGACGGCCTAACTTAAAGTTAGACCGTTCATCGTCGTCCAATGAATACAGGGCCTTCGTGGTGTTGCTCTGCTTGAGGATCTTGCAGACATCCGTGGCAACGAACCATGGCTCGCCATTGATCGTGACTGCACGGACGCTGTTCCCGCGAAAGTCGAAAGGGATTACATTGGATGTGGCTGTGCTAATATCGCTCATGACGATTTCTTCCTGGTAGTTGATCTCGTTACCCGAAGCCCTGGCCTGCAAGCCGGGGTTTCTTCGTTTTAGGCTACTGCCTGACCGATCTGCTGCATTTCTCGCCATTTCAGTCCCTCCTCAATAAGCATTTCAATCTCGGTGTTCAGGCTGCGTCGGTAGATCTCAGACTGCGCTTTCGCAGCCTCTTTGACGTGCGGCCGCAGGCGTAATGGGTACGGGCTGATTGGTGTCTTAGCTGCCATGGCTGGCTCCTTGTGATGTGAATCTATTAGATATCAAGATATCAGTGACGTCAAATAGATTCTTTGATCTCAAAACAAATCTATTTGCATACTCCATATACACCTTCACCCCTAGGACAAAGATGAGCGAGAAGATTCAGCCAACCGCCTACCCGCTGCGGATGCCGCTACCACTCCGGGAGAAGCTTGAAGAGTCTGCTCGAAAGACCAAGCGCAGCCTCAACGCTGAAATCACAGCTCGCCTTGAGGAAAGCTTCTCCCCTCGAACCCTTGATGAGGTTGAAGTGGCAAAGGCTGATGAACTAGACAGGGAAATAGCCAGGCTCAGCATGGAAAGCTCGAAATACAGTCGCGCACTGGATTTACTCATGACCAAGGCCAAGGCAGCCGCCGGCACCGAAGACAAAGACAGTTTCGGCCCTCAGATACTTGAAGTGGCGGAGGCTCTCGGCAGAACCGAGCGGGAGAAGTTCCAGGCCATGATGCGCCGGGAAATGCTCGACAACTGACGGCCGCTCCCTACGCCTGCGCCAAAACGAAATCAATTCTGCCCGGCCCTGATACAAGCGCCGCTTCAAGCCCGGACTTGCCACAGTAGCTGCGGCTGTAGCCACCCTTGCTCTGGCACTTGCCGGAGAATTTCATGCGATCAATCTCGACACCACTATCCAGAATGGCGACCTCGGCTTCGACACCGCAGAGAGCGCCGTCGGAAATGGTGAATAGGTCGTGAATGGTCAGCATGTAACGCTGGCTTGGCTGCATACAGCCCTCCTTCTGCCGGGTGGGCAGCGAGAAATGAATAGAAGGATTCCCCCAGTCCTTTGCCTGCAAGCCCGAGGACTGGGATAGCGCTAATTTCGGCGCGCTAGTGACCTGGAGGTCAATGTGAGCAACCCCTACAACGTAAGCACTGAATCAGCCCTATACCAACTCGCCAACGCCGTTACGGCGCTGGCTCAAGTTTCGGCGCAAGCCCACCCAGAACTTACCCAGGGTTATCTGGCAATAGCTATGGAGGGGTCTAAGCGAGCAGGCCACGGTGACGAACTGGTCAAGGAGATTTTCGGAATAGTATTCCCAGGGGCTCAACCCCCTGTTGCCTTATCCCCCGAAGAGTTCGCAGCAAAGCAAGCTGAACTAGGCAAGTAATTTTGCATTGGTGACGGTCAAGTCTTTGATAGTGGCTGCATTTAAGTAGATTCGGCCGTCACCCCCAATCAGAAATGGAACTGCGACTTTCGGCTGGCTCAAGTTTTTCATATTCATATCTAACTCCTGCAGCCCGGCCGCGTCATGTGTTTGATTGTGCATCTTTGTGCCTGAGGATCAGGCGCGCTCTGTCATGCCAGGGGCCGCCGAAAACTATGATCTCGGACGGACGGCCGTACAGGTGGTGCAGAAGGAACGGTCCGGGGCCGAAGGTGCCCGACTCTTCACCAGGAAGAGCTGGATCGGTACCGAGGTATATCCCCGCATGATTGGGGTGCGATGCCCGCCCGACCTGCATGACGATCAGGTCGCCGCGTTCTGGACGGTCGACGCGAACAAAGCCGGCTGCCTCGTAATGTTGCTCGTACAGGCTCGCGCTCTCCGCGCTCTCCCACCAGCCATCGGTGCGCTGGAAGGCTTCGAATTCCAATCCCCACTCGCGGGCATACCAATCAGCGCATACCTGCCAGCAGTCCCAGGCGCCGTGTACAAACGGGCGCTTAAGCAGCGGTGTGCTGCCCGACGGCGTGATCGTCCTGAAGTCTCCTTCGGGCCAAGACAAGATGTGCCAGGGCACCGCTGTGGCCTCGCACATAGCAAGGTCGCGCGACGACGGCCGGCTAGTGGCGTCTGGATGCGAGTGGACGACTCCAATCACCTGACCCAGATCTTCCGCTGCCGCGTACTCTTCGGGATCAATGCGGAACTCTTCCGAAGGCTCCAGTGCGGTGTTGAGGCAAGGTACATAAATCTGCTTTCGGCCAGCCGCAACGATCAGTCCGCAACTTTCACGTGGATACTCGGACGCGGCATGTGCTTGCAGGGCGGCGAAAATATTCTTTTGCATCATCAGCTCCGAGCTATCAAAGAAACACCAGGGAAGCCAACGAACGACAGCTCGTTTTCTGCGCCGAATCGAGCCTCGCAGCCAGTGCCTAAGCATCCGCTACACACATCCTTTTCAGGGTCATCAGTAGGGTTGCCGTCCTCGTCTACGTAAGGTCCGGTATACCCGCACACGGGGCCTCTATACCCCCCCGTCATCGCCTCATGACAAAGCGTCGTCATCTGCCGACCAATCGACTCGCCACCTACATCCCCAGGACTGGCAAGCTCCCAAGAAACAATCGTGCCGTTTTCGCTGACCTTTTGATCGATATACCAAACCTCAAGCGATTCCTCGGAAGGGTCGGCGCTAGGGTTGCCGCCCGGAAAATTAGCAGCGTCAAGGTATCGACCCGTCGTAAGTCGAATGGTCAGCTTGAACTCAACGAGATTATCGAAAGCCAGGCAAAGCGCAGTGATCCTCCCATTGACGTTGCCCACCGAAAGGGTAGGTCGAACAGCAGTACCGTCCGAGTTCGCTTCGATCCCTTCAATCTGCATAGGCCAGGCCGCGTACTCGCTTCCTTGCCACCAAATCGACTTTGCTGACAGCTGATCGGCGTTCACGCCTGCCGCAATCAACTCCTCGGGAGTGTGCGGAATGGCGTGCCCCTGAAACCTTAAAACGTCAGCCCCGTAGTCGGAGCCGTCCAACTCAAACAGCAGAACTTCACTGCCAGGCTCTAGAGTCTGGATAGCGCTGATAAGTGACATAGGAGCTCCTTATGGGTGGAACGCACGCTCGAACGTCGCTGTTAATTTGAAAACCCCTCCACCCATAGGGGTCGGCACGGGATTCTTGCATGTGAAAAGACCGAGATCGCCGAGCGGGGTTGTCCAGAGAAACGCCTTTGCTCCAGCGTGCCGGTCGAAGAACGCCATGATTTCTAGCGCTCTGGCCTTGTTGCCGGTGTGCGTTATCGGATACGAGTCCTCTTTGTTGTTAGGGCCGTCACCGACAACTTGTTTGTAGCCTCCCCCGAACCGGGACTCTCTGGTCCTATATTCAAATGTCGGAGAATCACCGTTTTGCGTTGCCCAGGCGAAAGTCTCGATTGCCATGACGGCTCCGGATAGAATGATTTTTTAACCAAGGAAAGAGGCTTATATGGAACTGAAAGTGCTGGAACTGAGTGTCGACGACCACTTTGCAGAATCCGGTAAATCGAGCATCTGCGGCAGCGTGGATGTTCGGCTCGACATACCGGGTGGCCAGGGTGGAGGCAGGATAGGTGTGACCTTTGAGCATGAAGGCGCGCGCGATCTCACCTTCAATCAGCTAGAAAAACTGGTGCTCGATAAAGTGCGGTCTTCCCTGACCTGATAGTCATCGACGAATCATCGCCCTACCAATAGCTCCATCGGGACGCAAATCCATAGACAAAAGCTTCCTGTACCGAGTATCAACGAACGCCCCGATATCCTTGCCAAATTGCTCAAGGCCTGGGGTGTTCGTTTCCGTTTTGCTCGACCCATCACTGTTGAGCGTTACCGAAACACTGATCTGCGCAGCTCCGCCTCCCGACGTAGCCGATAGCCCCGCGCCGCCCCCGCCGCCCACAGCCATTACGCCGAGTTTGCCGTTAGCTGTGCGGGTCAGTGGCATGATTGCTTCAGGCCCGGCTTCGGCGAATACGCCCGCCCCTTTCGCGAACGCAAACATTTGCGGTGAGTCATGCACCTGATTGCTAAAGCTCGAAAGGCTTGGCGAATCGTAAACACCGCCCTTGGCGTTCGCTACCGGCGTCAAGTTCTCGCTGAATCCCGTTATGCCGCTATTTGAACCGCCACCGAAGTACGCGCCCAAAGCAGACCCCGCAATACTACTCAACAGTCCTGAAGCAGCTTGCCGGGTCGCAATCCTTGCCATGTCCGCCAAAATCGACTTGGTGAAGTCCGCAAACGAAAGCTTCCCGGTCATGGCGAAGTTAACGACCGCATCTTCCATCGAGCTGAACGCGTTGCTGAACAGGCTTTTTGTTTGCCCTGCCACATCCCGGGCACTGTCCATGTAGTTCTGGAAAGCGGCCGTTGCCCCGTTGCGCCAATCACTTTGAGCGGCCGACATCTGCTCATAATTGCTGAGCGTGGTCTGCGCAAGGTCGGATTCGCTTTTATTGATGGCAGCGAGCTTCTGGTTGTACTCGTCCGCACTCATGTTGCGCGCGGCGTCGGCTTTGTCCCGGGCCAGATCTAGGCGCTGCTGGTTGGCTTGGTCAGCAATGCCATTCAGCTCACCGTTGAGGGCGTTTTGACGGTCACCCTGACCAACGCCGAGCGCGGCCCGCTGCCCCGCCTGCTGCAACGCTTGATTCTGCCGACTCAGCGCATCGGTGTAGTTATTGATCGCCAAGGTTTGCTTTTTAAGGCGCCCCTCTTGATCAATCTCCAGCACTTTAAGCTTACTGTCCGCGTCCTGCTGAGCTTTAACCATGTCAGTGCGGGCATCGGCGATCTTTTTGTCGAGTTCGATCGCTTGCGCAGCAGAGGTGGTCTTTCTGGTTTTGGCTGACTCAAGCGCTGCTATCTCGGCCTCATACGCCGCGGTGATTTCGTCTTTCTCATTGCCTATCAGGCCTGCGCGCTTCCAGCCGTACTCTTCCTGCGAAACCAAGCCAGCCTTTTGCAGTGCATCCAACTCCTTTTGGGCGTTGGTGTACTCGGCGAGGATTGTTTTGATAGCGTTTTGAGAGGCGTTGAACTCCGTCAGGTCTACGGCGCCGACCGCTCCTTTTGGGACTTTCGGGTCTTTGTACTTGTCTTTGATGTTCTGAAGGGATTTAGCCACAAACTCTGCCTGGACCAGAGGATCGTCCGGATTGGCCTTCTTCAGCACTTCTACATCACGTAGATAAGCCTTGGTGAGTTTGTCGCGCTTTTCTGCATTTGTAAGGCTGGCATCACTAATTTGCTTCAGCCGCTGCCCGGCATCTATACCTTCTTTTTGTATTCGGTTTCGCTCGCCGAGATAGCTGTTTTTGGATTTCTCCGCATCAATTTGAAGCTCGAGATAAGCCAGCTCACGCTGATCATTAGCAATGTCTCTGGTCTCAATACCAAGCGATGCTACTCGCCCGCGTCGACCCTGATTGGTTGCGAGGCGATCCCGAATGACCTGCGCCTGCTGCTCCATGGTCAGCACCCGACCGATATTTAACGTCGCATCCAGCGCGCCGGCAGCCGCATCCTTGATCCCTTTCCATGCCCGCTCAATCGTCCCGAGGTTGTCGGTAATCTGCCTGGATCGATCTTGAACCGTTTCGGCGTAGGTTTTGGTGAGAAGGTCGGTCGCTGCCGTGGTATCGCCCTGCTCCTTCAGCGCGACAATTTGCGAGTAAACCGAGGCGGTCAGGAAGTGATATTGATCATTGAGTTCTTTTGCTGCCGCCACCGGGTCCTTTGCGATTTTGACGAACTCGGCAATGGTTGCATCTACCGACCTGCCAGTAGCGTCTTCCATTGCTGAAGCTGCATCAGCTATTTCCTTGAAGCTGCTACTTGCAATCACACCACTACCTGCGAGCTTAGCCAGTATGGCTGCCGCATCGCCGATCGTGCCATTGGTAGCGCTGACCTGCAGTGCCAAGTCAGCCAATTGCCCGGCGCTGGTTCCGGCATAGTTACCGGTGAGGATCAGTGCCTTGTTGTACTCATCAGCCTCCTTGCTCCCCTGGCTATAGCCATAGATCAGTACGCCTACCGCTGCCGCTGCGGCAAGTACGGCGAGCGCCATCCCTGCCGCACCAAGCGTCACGCCACTCATTGCTGGGCTGATCGCCCCTACGGCTTTCTGTGCGTTCTCAGCGGCCTCCGCTGCTGTGTTCGAGCTTTCAGCCAGATCAGAAAGACTCTCGCCAGCTTCACCAGCACTCTCAGCCAAATCTTGTGAGTTCACTGCCATGCCAGCCAGCGAAGCCCCTAAGTCAGCAACACCCTCTCCACCCGAGAACAGAGATCGGAACTTGTCCCTCAATGCCGTTAGGGTGTTATCAACCCCGCCGAACGAGTCTTTGATCTGACCGCCCTGCTGAATCAGCACCATCAGCGGGTTCTGACCCCCAGCCAGGCTGGTGAAGATGTCAGTGAATTGCGCAGGCAGTTGGCGCAGCGCTTGTTCGGTTTGCCTGGCACTGATGCCCGTTTTCGACAGACCATCGTCAAAACCACTCAAGCTCTTGCGCGTGGAATCAATACGGGCCGAATAGTCCTTGAAAGTTTCGGCATCGATTAACCCGGTCTTGCGATATTGCTCCAACTTGGTCTGCTGCTCATCGAGGCGCGCCAATGCCGCAACAGCCGGGTTGATCTGACCCAGCAACTTTGCCAGACCATCTGCCTGCACGCCGGTGGCTGCCGCTGCCTGGCGCGTAGATTGCGCCTGCTGCTCAACAGTCCCGACCAGAGCATCAGCATCCGCCTTAAGCCGTCGATTGAGCGCCGCAAAGTCTGTGGTGGTGGCTCGAGCCGCATCCATGGCGGCGGTATTGGTGTTTACGCTTGAAGCCAGGCTCTTCAGATACTCGCTTGAGTCCAGAGAGGCCTTGGCCATTGCAAGCAGGCGAACCTTGGCATCCTCCGTGGTTTCAGCCAGCTTGGCTTCAGCACCCGACAAACCAGAAGCCGCCGCCGAGGCCTTGCCGAAACCCTCGCTGATGCCTTCTGCTGCTTTTTCGGCTTTTTCGCCTGCTTGAGCGAGCTTTTCAAGCTCTGTACTGGCCTTGGTGACATCGCCGGTCTGGACGGCAATCCCAAGGCTCGCAATCTCACCACTCATGCCGTCATCCTTTATTCATTTGCTCAGACATGACGAGCATGGCTTCGGCTTCCAAAACCCGAAGGTCAGGGAAGAGTTTGATCGTGTGTTTTTTGGTAAAGCCCGAGAGGCTGGCGGTGGCGTAGATCGCCGAATAATCAAGGCCGGTAGCCCCGCACGCGCCGGTGCGCCACTGCGTCGACAGGGCTTCAAAAAGCCGGAATGCCTGCCAGTTATCTGCCCAGACTTCAACGGTGTCGTCGTAGTCTGTCGAGGTCAGACCGAACAGACTGAGCTGCTCGGATGACGCAGAAGGTTCGTACAGTGCGCGACCGACCTCGATCAGTTTCCCAGGCGTGCCGCTTCGAATGCACCCTGATAGGCTTTAACGATTGCATCCCCAGCGCCCGCTGACGTTTCCACCAGCGCCCGAATGGATTCTTGGCTGAGTTTGACGTCATAGCCCCAGCCAACAACCAAGGCTTCGACCTGACTCACCTGGTGCTCGATATTGGCCTCAGTCAGCGCAACGATGGTCAACTCGGCGCCCATCTCCTTAAATCGCACCTCATCAGCTTTGAAAGCCTCCTGCCACGACAGGAACAATGCAGCCAAGGCCTTGCGGTCTCGATACTTGAACTCGAAAGGTACCTTGTCGGGCTCAGCGCCAACGCGAGGGATTTCAACGGTGACCTTAAACGTGGGGTTTTGCTGAATTTTGAACTTGGCCATGAGTGCTCCTTACACCAGATAACGGGTCGGTTCGGCCTGCAAAGCCAGGTTAACGGTGCGAGTCAGCACGTTGTTGCGCGAGACCGTTGGCTGCTTGGAAAACGAGGTATAGGCACCGTAGAAAATGGTGTCATTGCCGGGCAGGTTCAGGCGCGCAGCTTCCACCTTACGACCTGCGTCAGCGGCCTCCAGTACTTTCACAAATGACTTGCCCGGGTCATCGGCAATGGTCAATGCCATGCTGGCTGCCGACTTGTCGGTTGGCACTTGGCGACCTTGTTTGTCTTCCAGAAAAACCACGTCCGTGTACTGCTGCTCGCCGCCGGAAAACGCCACGTCAGTGACTTGCGGAATCTGCACCCACGTTTCGATCTTCTTCAGGGTTCCGCCGCCCGAGCCTGCGGGAAAGCTTTGCGTGTCCGAGGTATCGATATCCTCAAGAGTGATCGACACCGCTGTTGCGGCCTTAACACGTACAACACGCCCATTGAGGGTGCTCCAGCCGGACTCAACTAGCACGATATCGCCCACCTCCAGATCGGCGTCTGCTACTGTTGCCACGGCTTCAGTGGCGTTACTGATCGCAGTGAACGCCAGAGCAGCGGCATAAGTGGCGGCGTGCTGGAACGTGCCGCCGTTGGGGAGTTTGTAGCCCATGGTTTTTACCTCTCTCAGAAATAACAAAACCCGCTCAAGGCGGGTTCGGGGTTTGCCCAATGGGCGGGATTAGTTGGTGTCGGCGCGATATGAAAACGAAACAGGTACCGTGTAAACGGAATCGCCCGTGATACCTGGGCCCGGATCAACGGGCGACATGGTGATCACAGTGACTTCACCTTTCGTATTTCTGGCATAGAGCGGAAACAGGCTTGTCAGCGCAGAAACGAGTGGATTGGTTTCGAACTTCCCAGTGCCCGCCGGGGCAATGATGCTTACCTGAAACACGCCGGTGTAGAGCCGGTGATCGCCACCGAGCGTGTTGCTCGCGGTATCACCCGGGATCGTGAACGCGCGAAGATAGGTCTCACCCGCCGCCGGCGTGTAGGCCTTGTTCTCGAAAACAATCTTCAGCTTCTCCGACCTGGCAGCGTTCCAGGCGATCAGCTTTTCCTCATAAATCGAGGCGATGATGGCGTGACTCATACCTGATTGTTCCTGATAGCCTCCAGCACGATCTGCTGGAAGCGGGCCACGGTTACCCTGATCATTCCGTTTGGAGCCTGGGAGCTGTGTCCATATTCCAAAGGAATTGCGTAGGGCAGAGAATTTGTTATGTAGGCTGTTTCGCCCGCGTTGAACTCAATTGCGCCATTGACGATGCGCGCCATTGAGCTCGCCCCTGACGCATCAATCGCTTCGGTTGTCGAGTTGTCTGGCGTGCTGATGCTGAACATCCAGTTTCCCCGAAAGCGCCCACCGACATACCTTTTCGGAGCCCATATCCCCATCCCGTCATTGAGCTTTCTACCGGGCCTCAGTCGACCCGCCTTCGTTAGATTCGCCGGATCATCACGAAGCTTTGAGTTGTGCTCAGCTACAGCTTGGTTGTACTCATGGCTAATCTTGTTGATTTTCCATATTTCAGGCTTGCCGACTGGAGACATCGTGATAACGCTATTGCCGACATTAATGATGATGTCGCGCAAAGTAGCGTCAATTGCCTCTTTTGCCTGGTCTGCGAAAGCTTGGATTTGAGCCGAGAAGCTGCCGTTCATTCCTGCATAACGATTCGTCATGACCGCACCTGCAATTCATACAGAATCGGCGTGCCGGCCGGGTTGACCTCTTTCAGCGGTGGCACGATTGACCAAGTGCGCCCCTGAACGACCACCTTGTCCAGCAAACCCGGCACCCAGGACAAGCCCTGCGCGGCGATCTTGAGCTTCTTGTCACCCTGCCGGATGAGACTGTTGTTTTGAAATTCTTGGCCGGTGAAGTCGAGCAGGATGCCCTGGGCGATCTGTTCGACAGTTGCCCCCGGAGCTTCGCCGCCCGTCTCTGGGTCGTACTCACCCGGCTCCGTCTTGCTGATGGTCACGGGCTGGCCGAACTCTGTGATCATCTCCAGAGCCATCGCGGCCATTTCGTCGTAGAATTCCATAAATCACAACCCAAGGAAGAATGATGAACTACCAGAAAATTTCTGACGAGCTCAAAGCCCGTATAGCTGCCATACCCCGACCGTCCTTGCCAGGGCAAAACCCGTCGATCGAGGACAAATTCACTGCTAGAAAGGCTTTAGTCACTGCTATTTCGGCTACCGACTACCCCTTCATTGCGGAGAGAGCCGGATCTAGAGTGGTGCCACTCTGCGCGCCACTCAGCTTTTCAGACTTGGCGGATGCCGCGAACGCTATCGAGAAAGGGCGTGACGGGATGATGGATTACTTTGGTGATGACATGACTGGCGCAATGCTCGATTACTGATCAGGCTCTTACCGAAAACAATCCTCGCTTCTGCAGATAGTCGGCAAACTGCGTGACGCTTGGACGATTTGGAGCAGCCGGCATCAGCCGGTTGCTGGTCGACGGAATCGCCGCGTACTGTCGCGTCACCGCGCCCTCGACGCGATCCAGCAGCACTGCACCCTTGCGCTTCTCCACCGGGTCAATGTCGTCCTGGTGAATCTCAGCGGCCAGGGCCATCTGCCCGTACTGGATGCGGGCCGGCAGGTAGTTGTTCGGCTTGATCTCGTGATCCAGCAGCACTTCCCGGCGCGGCCATGACAAGGCCTGCTCGCTATTCATCTTGCGTCCCCTCCAGGTCATGCCATCCATCGCCAAGGCGGCCCGGCGCAGCAGCGCTTCCTGCTCGGCAACACCTGCAGGGATGACCGTGCCAAACTTCACGGCATACAGGGCCAGGTCCTCGGCGCTTGCATAGCTTTCGGCGTCAGGAAGACCCTGCCCGGTCTCGATGATGAGTGTCATGCGTCAACTCGCTGGAATGGTTTGTAGATTGGCCGCCGGGTGACCGACAGCCAGCAGTATTACTCCTTGGTCAGCTCGGCGACGAGCTTTTCCAGGGATTCTTTGGAGGCGTTGCCCCGATACTGAATCTTGGCTTCGTCGAGCTTTGCTTTCAGCGCCGAGATTTCACCGGCCTCATCAGCTGGCGGCGTGAGAGCAGACTTCTTCAGCGCTTCAACCTCGGCGCGCAGCGCGTCGACAGTCAAGGCCAGGCCGTCACGTTCAGTGGTCAACTCACCAACCGAAGCATGAATGGTGCCCAGCACGTCAAACAGGCGTAACGCCAGTTCCCCAGACTCTGGACGGTGGATTTCGCCAGCCTCCAGGCCGTCGACCAGCAGAACCATTGCGCCACTCTCGTCTTGCAGAGCGGCAAGCAACTGAGACAGCTCTCCAGATGCCACCGCCTGCGTGCCGACAACAACAGGCTCTGGCAACGCAACCACCTCAACATCGACGCCAGCATCTTCGTATGCCGTGACGATTTCGGGATAGTCACCTACCACGGTCACTGCCGTTGTATCGCGCTCAATACTGCGGAATAGGCCCGGGACGCGGTAACGCTTGCCAGGCTCAAAGCCGTCAAGCTGGTTTGTATAAACGAGTTCCATCGGAATCTCCGTGGCGGCCATCGCTGGCCGCTTCCTGGGGTGGTTATCAGCCGCCGACTGGTGGCGTGGTGGTGAGGTTGATCATCACGCCGGCGGTGACCTTGTTGCTGTCCGAGTGCTTGACCCAGTTCGCCGCGGAGCCGACGGCCGCCAGGGTTGGGTTGGTGCCGCCGGTGGTTTCCTTCCAGCTGTAACCCAACACATCGATGTTGACGGTACCCTCGGCGCGGTAACCGATAGCCAGGTTTTCCTCGTCGTTCACGTCGTACGAGCGGAAACCCGGGGCCTGTGATTCGGTGATGACCACGGCATTCGGCAGCAGGCCGAAGATCGCATCCACTGGCGCCTTGTCGGTCACCAGCACCGGCTTACCCAGGGTGCCAGGCAGGCCGCCGTATATAACGACGCCCGCTTCTTCGTAGACTTTGTTCGCAATCGCTTCATCAACGATGTCGAAGTAGGCCGACGAGTGCATGACCCACAGCGCGATGCGACCGAACTTGTCACCGAATTTGCGCATGCCACGGGTCAGCGTCTTCTTGCCGTCGGTTTCGATGTTGGCAGACACCACCATTGCGGCGTTGGAACCGATGGCAGCCTTGAGCGCGCCGGTGGCGTACTCAATGAAGCCTTCGATGGTAGCGTCAGCGACGTCGGCGCCGATGATTTGGGAGAACTCATCTACCGCACGACCGCGACGCTTGAACGCCTCTTCGGTGGTTTGGTACGGGCCGTATTTCCATGGAGCCTTGACGCCTACAGCTTCGCCAGCGCCGATTTTCTTGGCGGTGACCTTGCCGTCGGAGTTCACATCGCGGTGTTCCAGGCCACCCCCGAGCTTGTAGAACGCGCGCTTGCGGAAGTCGCCTTGGATCAGTTCGTTGTCGAGGACGATTGCGCCGTTGGACGAAGCGTTAAACACGTCCAAGTTGTCCTGAATGCGCTCCAGGTATGCAGTTTGCGCCTCATCGTTGTAGATGATCAGGTCGCTGTTGACAGTTGTAGCCATGGGTATTTCCCCTTACTTGGGCAATGCGAGATATGCGGTTTGGCCGTGCTTGCGCTGGAAATCGCGCTTCTGCTCGGAGGTCATTTCGGAGCGCTTGGATGCAGCCTGGCCGCCGCCCCCGCCCGGGGCATGTGTCCCTGAAGCCCTTGGCCACAGGTGGGGTGCGCTTTCGCGCAGAGACTCGGCCCATTCGAGCGGAGTCAGAGGGGTCTTGCCGTCTTTGCCAAGGATGGTTTGGCCATTCTCGTCAACAGCGACCGCTTCGCCCTCTTCGTTCAGTGAGAACACGCCTTTGGCGCGCAAGATGATGTCGTCGGTTGCTTCCGGCAATGCGCCGGCTTTCAGTGCTGCACCGCGCACCGAGTCGCCCAGGACTTTGCCCTGGAACTTCGCGGCGAAGGCTTCAGCCTTCTCAGCGCGACCGGCGAGCGTTTTCAGTTGCTTGTCGTGCTCGCCACGCAGGCGCTCGGTGCGCTTATTGAACACCTCGTCAACCTTGCCCTCGGTCAGCAGCTTGGTTTCCTCGTCCTGGCCAGCTCGACTGAGCAGTCCTTTGACGGCGTCAATGTCGATGCCTTCGAACTGGGTTTCGAACTGGGTCAGCTTGCCGGAGGTTTCCTTCAGCTTGCCCAGCAGTTCCGAGTTCTTGGTTTTCAGTCCGGAAACGGATGCTTCAACGGCAGTCGCGATAGCGGCCTTGATTGCCGGGTTTTCCAGGTCGATTTCGTTTTCTTCTGCCACGTTGATGCACCCCTTGGGTATGTTTCGCCCGCTTTGCAGGCAATAAAAAACCGGCTCAGGGCCGGCTTGGTGAATTCAGTTCAATCAGTCGATCAATTGCCAGTCATCGGCGAGCACATCGGTTTGCGAGGCAAGCCATGGAACAAAGCACTGATCGGCTGTTTTCATGCCAATCCACGGGAGAGGGCGCAGCGCTTCATGCTGAAACGAAACTGTGTCAGCAAGGTCTGCCGGAACAAGTTTCAACCACATGCCCTTGCCATTCCAGCCGACACGCGAAACGCGCTTGCCCAGCTTCAAGGCTTCAACCGCAAGACCGAAGCTCATGCCGGCAGTCGGACGATAGGCGTTATCGAACTGAGCCTTGGGTGACCAACTGATGTAACCCGCATGGTCTGGGTGGTTGGATGCGCCACCGTCGGTGTACTCAACCAGATAGCCGTCGTCTGCGCCGTTCTCGTCAGCAGGCAATGTCCAGCCTCGATACTCGTTGTAAGCGAGACGAGTCATCGCCAAGGCCAGAATAATTTTGGTTCCGATAAAGAGCTGAGTCATGGGTATCTCCTGGTTAATTTATGCCTGCTCGCTCAAAAGCCAGCGGCTCTAGTCCTTTCATCTGCACCAAGGTCAGCGGCGCGAAGTTGCGATCAAGCTGCAGCTCTGCAAATCGCTCCACGGTCAGCCCACCCTCCCGGAACAGCTTGGCCCGGACTGGGCCGATAGCAACGTCCTGGAACGCAGCCGGCTGCTGCTGGAGCCAGTGGTAGTAATCGATGTCAGCACTGACCTGCTGGCCGCCGTCTGCGCCCACCGAGGCACGCGTTGCGCCCTTGGCGAACATCGCGCTGAGCTTGGTCAGCAGGATGAAGGTCGTACGGCAGTTCGGGTGAAACGGCGGCCTTGGGCCTGAGTCCAGCGGAAACCGGCGCTTGTCCATCGAGCGACATAACTGGCTGGTCTTGCTGTCCAGCGTGGCGATCATCTGTATCTCAAGCACCACATCAGTATTGGCCTTGGCCACCTCCATGCGCGCCTGGGACGACACATGCTGAATCGCGGTGTGCACGACCGTGCTGGCATTGCGGTTGGTGGTGGCCAGGATGCCGTCTTTGAACCCTGCCGCCTTGGTACCACGAATGTTGCGAATAATCTGGAAGTTCGTCTGCCCTTCGAAGAAGCCTTGCCGGATCGTGCCAGTGACGCGCTCGCGCTCGGCGCTGGTCCAACCCTTGATGAATGACTTCAGCAGCTTCCCGCCGCCCGTACCGCGAACGCTGAGTGGGTTCGTCAGCACGGCCGTGCGGATTGCAGCAGCAGTCGGAGCCACGACGTCGAGCGACACGCCAACCGGAGCTGACCGGGCGAGGCTTGTCGCTTCGAACTGTGCTTCGTAGTTGGCGATGTCTACCAGGTCGAGGTTCAACTGCGCGCTGTATCGGTCGAAGATACCCAGCAACAGGCTGTCGACCTCCTTCAGTAACGCTTCCAGGCGCTTGACGTTGTACTCGGTCAGGTCCGACTGGGTCAGCCGATCCCGTATAGACCGGTCAATCTCCTTAAGGAAAGGAGCAAATTTGCCCACCTCCCCCGCCTTCAGCTTTTCGAGAAAGACCGCGTGCCGGATCGTGGCATCAAGTACTGCCGGATTTACCGCCATTTGGTTTGTCCTCGTCGTCCAGGCCCAGGCCATCGCCCTGCCCTTCCAGCTCACCATCTATCTGCAGGTCGGTACGCTCTGGCGCGATCAGCCCCAGTTTGCGCAGGTAGGCCCGCAGGTCAGCTTTCGCAAACCCGCCGTTCTGCCACAAGCCAACCAAGGCCGTGATCATCTGCGGATCGGCCGTGAGCTCTACGAACTCCTGATTCACCTGGTAGGCTACCTTCTTGTCAGCAATGCCCATGTAGGCGCAGCACCACATGATTGCCCGGGTATAGGCCTCGCTGACGTTGGCTACGCATCCAGCAAGAACCGATGTAGATGCTGATTGGTCGCCGCGGGCCTCGGTCGCCGTCTTGGACGACAGAGACGCAACCACCATTCGGGCGCCGAGCTCGATCATCATCTGGTTCTTGTCGGCCATGGCTTCCTTGACCAGCGTGTTCGGCGCCGGCTGTGCGTAGCCGAACGCACCACCAGTCGGCAGCATCATTGGCGCCCTGGAGCCGACATAGACACCGTTTTTCTCCATCCAGTCGCGCCACTGCTCGTCCAAGCCAGAGATCCACGGCTGGGCCTGGCCACACCAGAAAACGCTGTCCTCATAGTCAGCGCTGTTCCGGTAATGGCCCAGGTTGATCATAGCGATGTCGTAGAGAGGCGACTCATCGATGCTTGGGTCGTTGTTCTGTGCGCCGACGAAGGTGAACGGGATCTCCTTGAGGCGACCGGTTACGCCTTCGGGCTTGAACTCTTCGATGACCGCCAGCGGCCCGCCGCCTTTCGGACCGGATCGGCGCCAGACGCGGCACACAAAGCCGTCGTCCTCCAGCGCAAGCTCCCGGTACTGCTCAGCCGTCTTGTAACCGAAGCCGTCGGGAATCTCTGGCGATTCGCGAAGCACCACCAACGTCAACACGCTATGGCCGTTCACCATGCCTGTACGCCAGTTGATGATGTCTTCAGCGCAGTAGGAAAGAATCACCGAGTGCCCACCGATGCCGTCGTCTTGGTGATAGTCGACGTAAAGACCGTGGCGGCCAGCTTCAAGAACCTTCTCCAGCGTTCCTTGGGAGTGCTGGTAAATGCTCACGCCGGAGCCGTTGGCGTTGTCCTGTAGGTATTCCAGCTTCTTCGGCACCGTCAGCGTCGGGTCTTTGTGAAAGGCCAGGCCAAGCAAACCGTTTCGGGTGTGCCCAGTGGCGTTCTTGAACACCGCGCGCTCGCGGTATGCCCGGTTGCGGTCTTCGTTCTCCGGCGACTTGTCGTGCGCGTTGATGTACGGCAGCCGATCCACAACCCGGTGCTGGCCCGCGCAGACGTCGCGAACGGTCGCCCAGCGGTCCAGCACTGCCGTGTATTCCGCCCGCTTGAAGGAGACGTCGTTGCTCATCGGGCGTATCCCATTTTGATAGAAGTGACGATCGCTTTGATCGGATAGCGCTTGGCAATGAAGTAGCCAGCGGCGTCGTTCATATGGTCATGGCCCTTCTTAGGGTCTTTGTCAGGCTCTCCCTTGTCGGTATAAGTCTGACGCTCTAGGCACAAGGTGAGCTGCGGGCACTGATCGACATTGACCTTTAAGCGGCGCTCACCGTAGGTGTTCAGGAACATGGCGTTGACCGCATTCACACGGTCTTTAACCCCCGGATTTGTCGAATCAACAATGACTGAAAACCCGGCCTTCTTAAGCAGCGACAAATCTGACTCACTGGCGTTCTTACTACTGGTGTTCTGGCCACTAGCATCTGGGTAAACGGCAATGTTGTGTCCCGAGAAGCGAACCTTGATCTTTTCGATCATCTCCGGCGTGTCACGCACAGCGTGGAACTCATCCAGAGCCAACGGCAGATCGTCGCGAACCACGTAGACCACGGCGCTCATTTTCATGACGTTGAAGTCCATGCCAATGTGCAAAGCCTCGCCCGGCTTGATCCGCTCGCTGGTGCGACATTCAGCACGATTGAACGTGTAGTAAACGACGCCAGCGTAATTCTCAAAACCGGCCTCGTACTCTTGCCGAAACGTCCGAGGGTCCATCTTGCGGCGGGCCGCATCCAGCTCTTCAGGAGGAACATTGCCTCCCTGTAATGACGTGTACTGCCAGCTCTTGTGGTCAGGCTCGCCGCCTGGTTTGCCGTCCAGATACGTGTCGTAGCAGTGATTGAAGCCCTTAGGTGTGCCAATCCGCAGCGCATGGCCGCCCTTGCGCACTCCGATACCCGGAATCGTGTATTGGCAGGTCGAGAGCATCGGCCGCAGCACTTCTTCCCACGCGGCCCACGGGCAGTCCGCCCATTCATCCACCAGAACGAAGAAAAGGCCGGAGCCCCGCAGGTTATCGTAGTTGTCGAGCCCCACCACGCGCATGACGTGGCCGGACTTGAGGGTGATAGAGCATTCGGTCTCGTTCGGGCGGTGCGCACGCCACGCCTCAGGGATGGCTTGCTTCAGGCGCCGCCAGAACACGCGCTTGGCCTGTTTGAACGTCGGCGCGCCGTACCAGATCTCGTCTTCAACACTCACGCCCCATTCAGCAGCCAGTCGCGCAGCGCGCCGCATCTCAGCCTTGCCCAAGAATGTCTTACCGAACCGGCGCCCACACACCGCGTCGCGAAAGCGCGCCTCAGGCTGGAAGCCCCAGCAATAAATGTTCGCCTGCTTGGGCGTCAGCTTGACCGGAGGATCAAAGGTGCGGGGAAGTCGGGACATGCTCATCAGGCTCCAGCGTGTACTCAGCAATGGCGTGCTGCTGGTCCGCGTGGGAGCCAAGAGGTTTTTCAGGTTCAAGGCGGCGATTTACGTAAACGTCGCCGACTTCTTTGGCGGCCTGCTCCAGTAGCTGAGCAGTCAGCGCCATGTTCTTCATGTTCTCGGCCTTCTCGGCCATACGACCAAGAGCGCGCAGTCGATAGGCACGGTTGGCGATCGGTATCTCTACCGTCTCTTCACGGAAGCGCTTGCGGGCATCGTGAAACATTTCCACCCAGCGCTTGGCCAGGGTCTTACTGCATCGCTTCGTAGGGTCGTGCGATTCCACCTGTTGGCGGCTCACTTCGACACTGAATTCACGCTTGACGGCCTCGGCCACCTGGGAGGGTGTATCGAAGCAGGCGAGTGCCTGAACGATAAAGGCCTTCACCTCGCTGCTCAGGGCTGCCATAGGTTTGGATTCCGTCTATTGCTGTCTAACCTCAGGCCGACTTGAGCAGACAGGTTCCGCAGGCCCTCGATATGTTCAATTTACCCACCTCGGCGGGCTTGTTTGCAGCATCCACCATCGCTTGAACTTCATGGCTTGCACCGTAGCGGCGGACCACTCCGACGAATTCTTCAACGTCATGGCCCTGCAGCTTGATCTTCGGTGCACCGTCTTGGGTGAATGCTGGTTGACCGTACTTGTCGGTCGCGTGAGCCAGGTGATAAAGCTCGTGCTCGATGAGGGCGCAGAACTCAAGGTCGCTGCATTGGGCGCAGTAGTCAGCAGCCAAGGTGATGATGAAGGCCGGCACATCGCCAAACCAATCACGCATCTGCTGCTCCATCCGGGCTTTCTGCCAGCCACCGGCGCGGAACGCTACCTGTTCGGCCTGACCCAGAACTGTGCGGCCCTGCTTCTCGAAGCTCGACGATGCCCACATGATCTGGATGTCTGCGTCCAGTAGATGGGCATGGTCTTCGTTGTGAATGCTGCCGGTATCGGCAAGTATCTCGGCTTGGAGCCATTCCCAAACTTCAGGGGCGGGCGTCAGGCGGACACCGAAGTCCGAGAGGTCCGATAGCTCAAGCAGTGACGCCGGGGGTAGTGGTCTTTGCATCAGCCATCCCCTCGTTGATGAACGCACTGCGGATCGTGCCGCCTGTGTAGATGTCTCGCTTCATCGCAGCACGCACCGCATCTTCTGCGCTTGCACCCATATCCATTGCGGCAATTGCATATGCAGAGCCACTGCCAATGGCATCTGGATTGGAAAGGTCGAGCTCCTGTTTCCAGATTCCTGTCTTATCGTCATGACCTACCATCATTAGATTGCCGCCATCGACGACATAGCCTGAGCATTCGACAGGGACCGCCGAGGGAGTGCCGAAGTAGGCCGCGATAAGCGCCTTCTCGTCGCACACCGCACCCGACAGAAAGAAGCTGACCCCACTGACAACCTGGCACTTCGGGGCATTGTCAGAGACAATGCGATCGTTTCGGGTTTGGCGAGAGTCATAGGCGATCACGCCGTCTTTGTAGGCAATGGTCGTCATTGGATCGGCCCCTCTCCCATTCGGAATGTCTTGTTGGCGCGGGTGTAGCCGCCGCAATAGATGACTCTAATTTCACCCCATACAGGGTGGAAGTCGACATGCTCACCATCCGTGGACTTGAGCGGAGTATCCACGACAACAGCAATTCCGACCTTGGTGTCGCAGTACCTGACGCCATCAACACGCTGGCCGTCGATGAACACTTCCCGTCGACCCCGGCCATCATCCCAGTAGTGGACGTGCTCGCCTGATTGTTCGCTCATGCCCTGCTCCTCTCTCGCGCCACGATTTGGCGCATTCGAAAACGTGGCGCGGATTACTTGCTCCGTCGATCGATACCGCCGGGCGCCTTATCACAGTGCAGGCAGTGCTCGCAGTTCAGCGTCCGGCACAGCCAGACCTTCACACGCTGCCAGTACGTGACCATAAAGATGTGGCGGGCACCGGCCAGGGCCAGGGCGACATGCAGCGTCAGGCCAGCAGTCGTCGGGCCAAAGAAGATGTTCTGGCTGCGCACCGACACAACGAAACCTGTGATGGCGATCGTGGTGTAGATCAGCTTCCCGAGGATGCCGTCCCTCACCTTCCCGCTCAGTACGCACCACGCTGCCCACAGCGCGATAAGGCCGCAGGCGATGGAGTTGATCAGTTCAAGATTCATGGTGGATTGCCTCCCCCGAACCGCTGGCGGATGAGCGCCCAGAGGTCAGCGGCTTTGATGGCTCGGTTGATTGCTGCAAGGAGCGAGCCGCCGAACGTGCCCAGCAGGAAACCAATTCCCGCGACGATCTTTGGCTCAGTGACATTCAGGTAGGCACTCACCATGCTCGTCAGGTACAGCGAGCAGGAAACGCCGGTAACTAGGAACACCATCCAGGCGCGCCAGTCGGACAAGTCATCCTTGTGCCACCAGCTGGCAACAACGGCCCCAATCAGGCCCGCAATCAGCAATTCGAACCTGTCGATCTTGTCGAGCAGGCGCTGTAGATACTCCATGCGCTCGACTCCGTGGGGCATGTTTGAAATAGATCGGCCCCGGCGGCACTCCCTGCTCAGTGCGAAGGGTGTGGCGGGGCCGAAAACAAGAAGGCCCCGATCAATGTCGAGGCCCTGAATAGGTGCGCGTGTCTTCCCCGCTGTCAGCCAAAGACAGTCCCAGCGTCGACGCCCCAATGCATCGATCTCGCCGGCGCTGTCTCGCGCCACCCTGGAAGCACAGTGAGGTCAGGGTGCACGGGCTGCCGGTGTTTTTCCGTAGCGCTGCACTACCGGCTTATCAGCTTCCAGGCCTTCCGTGAGGCTGCCCTGGCTGCAGTGAAACTCAGGCAATAAAAAAACCCGGCGCGATGGCCGGGTTCCTGGTCAGATCAAATCGAATGACTGTAGAAAAGTGCGTAAGACTCAATGCCATCGTTCGGTTCTTTGATGCCCGCGTTTGAATAGTGAGTAGCCCGAACACCTACCTTCTGCGTATCGCCGAACTTCAAGCCAGCGCCAATTCGGTCTTCGAAGTTGAAAGACGATCCGAATTTCTGGTCGCCAGCGTTAGTGCCCGAAAACATTGCGACACCCACACCAGCTTCGATGAACGGCTTTATGTCACCTTGACCAAACTCGTAAACGAAGACCGGGGCAAAGGAAAGAGAGTGGCGAGCACCAGCCTCTTTCCCCGACTCCCAATAGGTGTACCCCAAGTCCCAATATCCTGTCAGCTTACCTGTAGAGCTTTCCAACCACGCCTTATCCCAATTGAATCCCAGCGCAGCACGAGCAGTCAATCCGCCTTGGCTCGTGGCACCGAGGGCGCCTGAAAGTTCTACAGCTTGAGCGCCGTTACAAACAGCGCAAAAAACCAAAACTGATAGGATGTTTTTCTTCATTTTGTGACCAATAAGTTCTAAGAAGGGATCAATTTATTTACAACGGCACTATGAGTCAATGTGCCATCAATTCGTTCTCAGAAATTTTCAGTTGGCGCTTATGTCACTTTTTTTGGCAATAAAGGCGCAATGGAAACACGTTCGTTTAGGCAGATAGAACCCGGCGCTTGGCCGGGTTTATGGTTTCGTGTGCGTTTCGCGTTACTTGTGCACTATGGGGAAAGTACATCAAAAACCCCAACATCACAACACTTTTATGCCGCTACTTCTTCTTTTTCTGCGTGAATAACCTGCCACACCGGCTGCTGAACACGAATATCCACTTCTTCAATGGCGTCTCGCAGGAAATTCCACGCTTCTTTCCAGTCCCTATCCCACACTTTGGGTTCTATGTGAACGCCGTAGAGCTTGAGCATGCCCTCGGCGATACGAGCTGGTCCCCATTGAGCGCCGTCATGAGCCTCCACCTTGTAGGACTGCAGGGCCATCGTCACAAGGCAATGCACCTTCGCCTCCTTGGCTTCGGTCAGGGTGGAAAAGTCCACGCAACTCCAGATCAGCTTCTCAGCATTGAGCACGTGAGCGAGAGTCATGCATGGGTGATACAGGTAGTGCCCGAACTGTTGCTCCTGGAATGGCAGGGTGTCGATGGCGCGCAGGACTTTACCAATGGTTGCCAGATGTGCGGCGCGGGCTGTGGACTTGCCCGCCGATGTGCGCCGCGTTTCGCTTATGCTGATCCGCTGCCCAGGCACGGAGAAGCGCCCAGCTTCCTCCCCCTTCTCGCTGCCCATGGCCGGGAATTGGGCATCGCGCTTGCCGATGCGTCCGCCCGTCTTCACTGGTGCCGACTCCGCCCTGTCGATGGCCACAGCGCTGATCGACGCGTTCGATTCGTGCTGTGCCTCAGTCCATACCTGCCTTGCGTTGATCAGCTTCATGCGGCCTCCCCCTTCTTCAATTCTTTGGTCTTTGCCCGGTATTCGGCCTTAATGGCCTTGATCTCATCCACGGTGTACTTGCGCACGCTCTGGTCGGATTCCAGGGCATCGACGGCCTCCTGGCCAATGCGCGCTATCAGGCCGATCCGGTAGTCCACGGCGTTGCCGGAGAGGAATCGGTTGTCCTGCTTGCTCTGGGCATGACAATTACGCTCATCGAAGCGCAGGTGCGGCGCGGAGCCGACGCTGCGGTAATGCCCTGCATCTACTGCGTTTCCGCTCCAGTCCAAAGGCTTGCCGCTGGAGATGCAGAAGTGGCCGGCGGCCTGGTCGCGGGTGCGGATGTATTCGTTGAACGCCTGCTGAGCCTCGCGCATGTGGTCGCCGCGACTTTTCAGGGCCTCTTTGCGCACCTTGATGTCACGTCGCCCGATATCAGCAAAGGCCTTGCGCGCGCTTTCCTGGCCTTTCTCCGACTTCCCGTGAGCGATGGCGCACTCGATCTCTCCGCACACCGCCTGCGAGCTTCTGGAGGGTGTGAACATCACCCGGCACTCTGGGCAGCGCTTGCGGCGAGGTCCGTTCGATGTGAGCGGGGTCTTGCGTTGCAGTGGCGTGCGCTTCATGCAGAAACCTCGACCAGACGATTATCGAAGGAGGTTTCACCGACCTCATGCCGGTAGCCGAACTTCGACTCAAATGCCTCGATGTCCAGATCGCACAGGCACTCGCTTGGCTCCATGGCGGTGTCGCTGATCGTGGGCAGATCCCGAACTGCGCAGCCGACGGCCTCAGCAAGCCCCCCGGCGTTATGGGCCTCAGCGGGATTGTCATGGAGCGGCGTGACTTCAAACCAAATGCACATCAGTAGCGCCCTCCCCAATTGTCCTTCTGCGTCCAGCGCACCTGGTGTTCGGCGCCGAAGGCATGCACCCACTCGATCAACTCGCCGCACTGCTTCACGGTGAGCTTGCTGGTGCGCTCGTAGATGACGTCGAAGCCGTGACCGTCTACCGCAGGGATCATCTGCGGCTGATCGCCCGACTCGCGCAGCCAGGCGGCCGTCAGCAGGCGCTTCCAGATCAGGACATCCCACTTCTTCCCGGCGTGTTCGACCTGGGCGGCGATATCGGCCAGGGCCGCGTGCAGGGCCTTGTTCTGCTCCCCACTGCGGTCCACTTCGGTGATGGCCAGCTTCTTGGGCTTGGTGATGTCCATGCCAGCGATATGGCCAAGCACCCTGGCGCGGTCTGATTCGTTGCGGATCTGAAGGCTGGTCACTTGCCCCACCCCGCGAAAGCACTGGACGGACGGTAATAACTTGGGCGTCCAAACCATGTCCCAGGGATGCAGGGACCACAAATGAGAAACGCACCGATCACGACAACAGCGAATTTAAACGTGGTCATGACTGCTCTCCCTGGCCCAGGGCGGCGCGACACCCGACCACCTCCGCCATATCGCGGTCGTACTCCCGGCGCGTCACAGGGTGCATGTCGTCCGGCAGCTGGCCGCCGAATTTCTGAAGCATTTCGCCGTGCAGGGAATCGGCGCACTCGGCCAAGGCATTGCGCAGCTTTGAGATGACCGAAAATATCTCGACCGGCAGGTGCTTCATGAAGTCCAGGGTGCATTCGACCGAAACAGCAGCACCGCAGGAGGTCGCGCTATCGCTGATGATCTGGCGCAGCGCCCCCACCTCAGCCTTCAGCTCAGCATTCACCTGCTCGTAGGCTTCGTAGCCGGTCTTGAGGCCGGCGACTTCGCCGCGGAGCTGGTCGCGCTCACCGGTCGTCACTCGGATATCTGCTTTCAGCATCCCAAGGCTTACGTCGCCGCCCATGACCAGGTCTTGGTACTCGCGGATGCTCTCGGACTGATTGGCATTCTTCCGCTCCAGCCGCTCGTTCTCGGCGATCAGGGCCAGGAGTACGGATGGTTTAGCTACCGTGTAGGCCTGCCCAAGTGAAAGATGATGCTCGGCCAGCCGCTTCAGTTCGGTGCGGTCAGTCATGAAAAGTGTCCTCTGGCTCAAAATCAGCAAGGTGGGCAAGGAACTCTTCTTGCTCCTGGTCTTGCTTTTTCAGCAGTGCCGCGCGGGAGGCTTTCCAAGCCCACCACGCGAAATGGAGGGTGCTGGTGCTGTAGGTGTCGCCACGGCGACTCAGGTACACCGCCAGCACGGGCTCTTTAGCTTCCAAAGCAACAGCGGTCTCAAACTCTTCACGCATCTTGTCGGTCATGTCCGCTTCTCCGCTGCTTCTGCGATTACTGCCATGCGCTCCATGCGCTCGGCGGCCTGACTGGCCAGATTCATACCGTCGGCCTCATCCACCACCGGTATGCACACGAAACGTATTCCGTGCTTGACCATGGTGTTCGCCATCTCAAGGGATTGCCTTAGCTGTGCTGGGTTTGCTCGTTTCATGCTGCACCTCGCTGAGAAGTCCGAAATAGCTGGCGGTCGAGAAATGCTTTCAGTGCGGTCTCGCAAATGGTTGGCTCCGGCATGAGGGTCAAGCGCTGGGCGTTTGCCTCGGCATGCGTTTCGCGGAGCACGCGCTCCATGTCTGAGCGGTCCGCGCGAGCCAGGAACATTTCCTCCATGATTTCGCCGATTGGCCGTACGTAATCCATGTCGTCCTTCTGGACTGAAAGGGACATGCGCGCCGCTGCTTCGGGGCTGACGTGATCGCGAACCAGGCATTGGAGATCGATGGGGGGAGATGTTGTGGTGCCAGCCGTTCGCGCCACGCATAAGGAGTCCGCAATTGAACAGCCCGCCACGGTCGGACTCAGGCAACCCGATAAGAAACATGACCTCTTTGCCGGTCCGCGCCATGACTGCATCAGCCTTCTGGATTTCTTCAGGCGTTGGCTCCTTGCCTTTCACTTCAAGGTAAATGCCCGCGTTCGGCAGCCAGAAGTCCGGGAGGTAGTAACCCTCGTCGACGCGGACAAGATCCGGCTCGTACAGGTAAAAGATTCCGGACGCTTCCAACAGGCGGGCCCACATAAGCTCGGTGTAGGAGCGAAGCCGGTAGCCGTTATGGTGATAGATCGTTCTGCGCTCTCTCATCAGAAATTCACCTTCACGACGTTGTCTTGGCGGGCGTGGTTTGCCAGCGGAAGGAAGCGCGACTTGGCGCCCTGGAAGGCGGTCGGAACCATGCCAATTTCGCCATCCCGGTTTTTGCGGATGAGAATTTCGCCAATGCCTTTGTCCTGAGTGTTCGGGTGATAGACCTCGTCCCTGTACACGAACATGACGATGTCAGCGTCCTGCTCGATGGCGCCCGACTCGCGCAGATCGCTGAGCACCGGACGTTTGTCTGGACGGCCCTCACAGCCACGATTGAGCTGGGATAGGATGATCACCGGGCAATCCAGCTCGCGAGCCAATAGCTTGATCTGGCGGGACATGGCTGTAACGTCTTCGGTACGACCCTTGCCCTCTCCCTCGACGAGCCCGAGGTAATCGATAACCACAAGGCCAAGCCCACCCATGCGGTGGGACTGACGACGGGCAATTGAGCGGATGCGGGGCATGGTCATGACCGGCACGTCGGACACCGCTATCGGTGCATCGCGAAGCCTAAGCACGGCAGCGTTCAGCTCTGTCACGTAGTCGTTGCTGCACTCACCGGTTTTCAGCGACGGAAGCGGTATGCCTCCGACGGCGGCGAGCAGGCGATCCATGAGCTGGGTCTTGCTCATTTCCAGACTAATGACCAGAACCGGTTTTTTCTGGTTGATGGCCACGTCTGCCGCGATGTTCATCGCTAGGGTTGTCTTGCCCATTGCAGGGCGCCCGGCAACAACGATCATCTGGCCGGACTTCAACCCTTGCGTGAATCCATCCAGATCAGGGATACCGGTACCGAGACCGTCAAAGGTCACGCCTGCTGCGAACTTGTCGAGTCGATCCTGCAGAATCTCGACGTGCGCCATGAGGATGTCACCGACCATCTGGCATTCACCTTCACTGCCGCTGCTGTCGAGGCCAAGGACGATTGATTGGGCGAGTGAAATCTTGTCCTCGATGCTGGCCTCTTCGTGCGCGAGCTCATTGATGCGGTCGGCAGCAGAGGACATCAGCCGGCATACGGCGCGGTCGCGGATGATCTGTGCGTACGCTTTGGCGTTGGCCACGCTCGGTGTGTTGGCCTGTATCTCGCCCGCGTAAGCCATGACACGGGTGCCGCTAGGCAGTTCGGCGCGGCGGTCACTCAGCGTGATGACGTCGATTGGATGCCCATCGGCGTGCAGCTCAAGGATCAGACGATAAAGATCAGCGTTGTCTTCCCACGCAAAGGCGGCCGCAGCCAGGTCCTCGCTGAGAACGTCGATCAAGTGAGGCTGGCGAAGCATTGCGCCCAAGACGCCGTGCTCGGCTTCAAGACTTTGAAGTTCCATCATTGGGCTGCCTCCGACACTTCGCGAAAGACTGCGCGACTAACGAGGGCCTCAAGACGCGGCGCGACGTTGGCGCCACGGAAGAACACCTGGCTCCGGTTGTTTGCTTTCTGGAAGAACGGGAGCCAGAAGCCCTGCCCGCTCTGGTGAGCCGGCGACTCGTTCCAGCGCTCGGCGATCATGCTGCGCAAAACCTTGTCGCTCGCCACGGTGACGGCCGGCAGATTTGGGCAGACCTTGTGGTACAGGTCGATGATCTTGTCCACCGGGACACCGGCCTCAGACGCGCCACTTGGATTCTTCTTGAATTCGCGGCCCAGCCAGTTGACCAGGAAGCGGCGCCAGTCCTTTTTCGGCTTGCTCCCACTGGCCCAGGCGGCGGCACGCTTGATCTCCGCCTCGACGTCGGTCGGCGAGTAGGCTTCCGCCCACTTGGTGATCAGGGTGGCGTCGACTTCGAAATCTTCACCATCGAACGAAACCAGAGCTGCTGGCTTTTCGGTTTTGATTTCAGGCTGGGTGGGTTCCGCCCCTTGGGGGGCAGTAATCTGTTTCGTAGAAACAGTTACTAGGGGTTCTTTCTTTGTATAAAGAAGGGAGTCGTCGGATTTGGTCTGTCTCGCAATGCTGACGACTCGGGCCGAATGATCCGAGTCGGACGATATGGTCTGATTCGGACATTCATTTTTGATGTCGTAGAAGATCCATTCAGAGGGGTCGCTGATACCGATATCGCCACGGGCTCCGCCAACGCGGTAGAGAACCCGGCGCTTGAGCAAGTGACTGATGGCCTTGGAAGCGACGTCAGGATGAATGTTGGTCGCCTTGGATATCTCGGTAGCCTGGATGCGAGCTTCGGGCACATGGAAGCCTATGGTGGCTCTGGCCACGTACAGTGCAACCTTCAGCTCTCGCCCAGGCAGATCGACAACCATCAAGGCTTCGATGAGCTTGTTTTCCATCCGGGTGAAACCCCCGGTGATTTTGAGAGGAATGACATTGTTCATGGGCGAGCGCCTTCCGACGACGCCAGGAAAGCCTGGAGATGATCAAGGCATTCGCGCACGAGCTTATTTTTGGATGGCTTGGAGTACTGGAAGCGAATCTGCTTCGCTGCGCTCATTGCTGCATCGAGATGGAAATTGCAGCGCGACACGTTTTGCGATTGCAGAAAACGTGGCGCGGGATTATTGAGGGCCTGTACATCAAGATTAGAGGTGTGCATAATCGGCTCCAGATTGAAACGATATTTGCAAGTGCTTTAAAAGAGCCGGGATTGCGCCCCGGCTTTTTTGTGCCTGCGATTTGGGTTTATGGGTTGAGGTCTTCATCAGCCCCTCCTTTTTCAGGCCCTAATACGGCCTTCGGCGGGTCGCGCCGTGGTGTAGGCAGGTGTCGGAGTTTTCCGGCCCCTTTTGGCCTGGTCTTTTCGAAAAAGCGTTCTGCTCCAAGCTTTGCGGCGTACTCGTCAGGCGACATGCCTGCGGCTTTAGCCAATCGTTCAAGCTTTTCGTAGAGGCGCCCATCGATCCCATGGCAGATCGTGGTTTCAGGCACAGAGCCTCCTTTCAGGGCCTTCAGGCCAACTGCTGTTTCCCGGTAACATCCTGTTCAACGATGCTTTCCAGCTTCTCTTCCACGCACATGCGAACGAATACGGCGAGTTGCAGCTTGTGAAGTCGGGCGACTGCCTTGAGTGCCTCGTAGGTTTCATCGTCGTACCGAGATTTAATTTCTCGGTCCTTCAGATGGCGGGGTTCGTCGTACATGTGTTGCTCCTTCGTGATTGGAAATCGGTTTTAGGCGGCAGATTTTTTCGGGTGCGCTTCCGACAGCAACCGGGAAGCCTCGAAGGGCTTTCCGTTGGCTGATGCCAAAGCAGAAATTCGTTCGGCGTAACGCGTCTCGCCTGTGTATTCAGTGCGCGGCAGGGATCCGGCGGTCAGCCATTTGTAGATGGCTCGCGGGGTCAGGCCGCAGGCCAGGGCAACCACCGGAACGCCACCGGCGTCATCAATCGATTTCTTCAGCGGGCTCATGTGGCCTCCGGGTTAAATATGAACTTGCAGTACATATTATGTCGGAACTGAAAGTACATGCAAGGGCATGCGATATTGAACCTATGGTTCAGATAGAAGAAATTCGCGCAGCCTTCGTGGCTCGCCTCAAGAAATCCCTTTCAGCTCACGGCATCGACCAGTGGGGTGCGGGCGCTCGCTTGGCTGAAATAGCGAAGGTCACGCCCAAGGCTTCCAGCAAGTGGCTGAACGGCGAGTCGATGCCCGGCCCTGCGAAAATGCAGGCTATTGCCAGGGCGCTTGGTGTAAAAATCGAGTGGCTTCAGCATGGCGCCGGTGACGACCCGGCGCTGTCGCAGATATCCAGCACTGAGCAACCGGAAGCTCACGGGAAGCAGTCTGCTGCGGACAAGCTCCGAGAAATGCTGGCAGGCAAGACGCTGGGCAGTGACAAGCTCGCCAAGCTGCTTGCCGTTGCTGAGGGTGATGAAGTCGAACTGGCCGGAGGCGTCCTTGTGCATGACGCATACCGCCCAGGGAAGGTAGGCGACGAGGTATGGATCGCTCACTACGACATTCGCGGCGCTCTGGGCGGTGGCGAGGTTGCTCATGACTACCCTGAAATGCTTCAGGACGTGCGCGTCAGCCCTTCACAGCTTAGGGCTATGGGTGTTGAATTCGTCGAGCACTACCACCTGAAAATGATTACCGGCTGGGGTCAGTCGATGACTCCCACCATTAAGCACGGCGACCCTTTGCTGGTAGATATCAGCATCAAGGAGTTCGTAGGCGACGGTATCTATTTCTTCTCCTACCAAGGCTTCCAGTACATCAAGCGCCTACAGATGAAGGGGAAAGACAAATTCAAGATGATCTCGGACAACCGTAAGCACAAAGCCGAGGACATTTTTATCGATGAGACCTACATCCAGGCGCGCGTGCTCCTCGTCTGGAATGCCAACTTGGTGTAATGCCATGCCCCTCACCAAGCCCAACCAGCAACTCCACCTCGATCTGAAAGAGGCTGCTGCAATTCTCAAGTGGTCAGGCGTCGATCTGATGAGGATGGCCGTTCGTCTTTCTGAAGAGGGCTTTGAGAGCTATTCCAGAGAGATACTCACGATCCTCTCAGGGTTTCCGGACGCTGAGGACAAGCTGGCGGGTTATGCGGATGAGGTGAAGGCAGGTCAATTAACTCGTATTAAGCCATAGCGTCGACTCTAGGCCTGCGTTCTGACCGGCGGCGTCTCGCGCTGATATGCACCGGGATCCGACAGTTTGTTTCTTTAACCTCTAATTCGCTTCGCAGGGATCGCTTATGCCGGGACGTGTCACAGCAAAGGAAATCATAAGGCAAAGCAGTCAGGGCATTTCGGTTCAGCCTTTTCTTGTTAGAGCAGACGATGACCAAACCTACTTCGTGAAGGGCCTATCCAGAGCGCTTGGGGCCGGTCTGATGTCCGAAGCGCTAGCTGCCGAATTAGGCGCACACCTTGGGCTACCAATTCCCCCATGGAGAATCATCGATATCCCTCCGGAATTGATTGACTTCAGCGTTATGGATAACGTTCGAGATCTTGAAGGGGGTCCTGCATTCGGATCCCTACAGGTTGAAAACGCTTCGGACTTGCTCTGGGCGAAGGTCGCCGACATTCCAGCGGAATTAAAGAAGCGAGTGCTGCTCTTCGACTGGTGGATCGGAAATGGCGATCGCGGTCTTGGCCCCCTAGGTGGTAATGTGAATCTAGTTCTCGATCAATCCGGGGGCTTGGCGGTCATAGATCACAACGTAGCATTTGATAGCAGCCTCACAGGCGAGGAATTTAGGATGTACCACGTATTCCGTGACCAGCTAAGCACCCAGACCGGGGAGCTGCTCGCTCGTCTGGAATATTTGCCTATGCTTGACGCGGCTATGGCCGACTGGGGTAGGATCACGTCCCTTTTGCCAGAAGAATGGATAAGGCGTGACTCGGGTCATGGCGATGAAAACGAGCCGACCCTCGAGCAGAGGCTTCAACAACTGGAAAGGTTCAAGGAAGAGCAGTTCTGGGGGCAGCTATGAAACATATTTGTAATTACTCGATATTGAGATTCCTCCCTTACCCTGAAACGGGCGAGTTCGTGAACATTGGCGTTGTCTTGTTAGCGAACAATGGCGAGTTTCATTATAAAATTGAGCCAACCCGTAAGCGTGTGACTCAATTTTTCAAGACCTTGGACCACAAGGTATACATCAGAGCTCGTGACGAAGTTCAGGATGAGTTTAAGAGGCTTGCCGACTTTTTTTACGGGCATCGTGGTGAGCTCTCGTTACTCGCAAGCACCTTCAAGCACCTAATCCACGCTCGTGAAACGATGATGCGATTCAGTAATCCTGGATCTATCGCGACCGACAACATTTCTGCGGTTGTTCAAGAGCTGTATGACCACTATGTCAATCACAGCTTCGCGAACAAGGAGTATCAGGAACGGGTTCTCGAGCGACAGCTTGGAAATCTTCTCGCGGTATCGAATCTGAAACAGAGGTATAAAGAACAGCGTCTAGGGACAAAGGAGTACGAGGTACGCTTCCCCTTTGTTGTATTGGATGACGGTGATGCAGCCCAGGCAATCAAACCCCTTTATTTAGGTCAGAGCGAGCCGTCTCGAATCCTGGATCATGGCGATGCTTGGGTGGCTAAAGTGAAAAGGCTCAGTAAGGCCGACCACCTAGCAAAGGATACTTTGTTCATCGTTGCCCCACCCGAAGGTGGCAACTCGAAATTGCAGAGTGCTTTCGGTGAGGTTGTTGAGGCATTAACCGAGTTCGATGGGGTTAGGGTCGTCAGCAATCGCGAAACGAATGCCGAAATCGTCCAAGAAATTAAGCGCGGCTTACCTACAACAATGCATTGAATCAAGCCCGGCCCAGCGCCGGGCTTCTTGTATCTGCCCTTCGTCATGCCACCATTGAACTGGCAATCCGAGGGATTGCACACTGGCAGTGCTGAAGGATCGGCGTCCCAGGTGTTACAGAAAGCCCGCCACCGAGCGGGCTTTTTTGCGACCTTCAGAAAGGCGCTGGCTCCTCCTCTACCGCCTCGACCACTTCAATTGGGCGCTCATCATCCGCGCTTGCTTCCCACCTTAGCGTCACCGTCTCGTCATCGTTGAAGGTAATGTCGATGCCGTCCGTCTCGGCCAGCAAGCCCATTACCTCGCCCCACTCCCTATCCCCGTCGGTATCCAGCCGATGAATCTTCACCCAGCGCCGCTCTTGCGAAAATGGGTGATTGATCATTCCTGAAACTCGCAGCCCCAGGCGTTCCACTCCGGACATCTCAACTCGTACTGCTGGTTTCGCCTTCGCCTGCGCCATACCCATACACTCCTCCTTTGCTGTATATCCATCCAGTTGCTGGGAAGCATAGCGAACCATCGGTTCGCGGTAAATCCCCCTACAAGCAGAAGTTCAATTTCCTACGATTTCTGTACTTTCTCAGAAATATGTACTTTTGGTACTTGACGCAATGTGAACCTGTAGTTCATATTTCACCCATCGCAGTGACACACCGAAGCCGCGACAGGGCCTCAATCAGGCCTCAGCTCTTTAGCCGCATAGAAACACCCTTGCCGGATAACCACCGGCCCAGCAGTACAGGCAGCGATGAGTCGGCCTTAACGATTCAGATGGGTGGCCACTACCCAAGGCGCGCAGCGTAAAGCGATCAAAAAAAGTGTTCTGGCGGACTGAGTCGCGGCTAGAGAGAAAGATTCAGAGATTACCGGCCCGCCGAGTGTGGGCCGGATGCTCTCCAGGTGGCCCTACTCAGGGCCACGCGGAAAGCAGGAGAGTGAGATGAACGAAGATCAGATTGAGCGGTTTCGCCAGATTATTCAGGAGATCGCGACGGATGAAAGCGTCACTTTTGATGAGGCTTTCGCCATCGCTTCAAACTACCTGGCCTACTGGGTAAGTGAAATGCCCAAAGGAAGACCTTCCGCTGGCGGCGGTAGTTCGTCTCAGGCTAGTCGAAGCCAGCCAGACCAGTCGCTTGACTCAGAGACAAACACTGAAGGATCGGCAGGGTAGGAGAAGGGGGCGGCAATAGTCTTAACTTTCTCCCTCAGCTCATAGGTTCCCAGCGAGCTTGCTCCGTAGTAGGTGCCAGGCGGCATCCTGAGAACCCCATTATCCCCTTGAACCGTCCTCTTGAGGCCAAGCGATTCCAGTGCCTTATGCAGGTCTGCGTATTCCTCGCCGTCAGCCTTGAAGATCTCAACCCGCACCATGTAATTCGCCATAACTGCATTCCTTGTTTCGACTGTGGAGGCCGAAGCATATGGTTTTCCCTCGACTGTGGAAAGCGAGGAAACAGGGAGCCTGCCCCTGTAAAAACAGGCGACCACATTGATTCAAGCCGGTGACAGACGCCCGGTGTTATGCGGGTCACGGCGGAAAGCATCACTGAGCAGCCTTCTCGCGAGGGCTGCTTGGGATGACAACCGGGAGTAAGTGAAATGCCGAAGTACATGCTCGACTACATCCGGCTTTGCCGGGAATGCAGCCTTGATCTGCGCACGATCGGCAACATGATCAGCATCGTGATTCCAACTCTGCAGCGTGAGGCGGCAGGACTGCGCAGCGCGGTGAGCGAGTTTTCCGGAGCCTTCCCTGAGCTAGAGCAAGACGCCGAACTGCTGGAGTCAGCCATACGCGCAGGCCTCCAGCGCTGTTCGCCTCAGCCACACCAGCAAGAGCTGTTCGCAGCATGACGGACCTTTTCACTGATGCCCATCCAGAGCGGTGGGCATTGGGAAAACAACCGAGGGCAAGACAATGACGCAAACATTTGAACAGGGCTGGGCTGCTCGCTCGTTCGGAGAGCAGTTCCCAGGCATGGATGCTAAAGATGCTGAGCGCCTGGACCGCCTGAATCATGCGATCACAGACCTGTACATGGCCGACATGCTGACGGATAGCCAAATCAAGGCTATCAGGGAGAAGAAGATGCCCAAAGCCGTCAGCAAGGCGGTGGCGAGGATGAAGGCAAGCGCTACGTCAGCCTGACGCAAACTGCCCGAGGCCCTGGTACTCCCCAGCACCAGGCTGCATCGGAGTGTGATTTGTGGATCGGTTCGACGGTATGAAGGCCGGTATCGCCACAGATACGCAGCGTAAGGCGACGGGCGCCCGGTAGCCGAACGCGTAAGTCTTCCAGGTTCGATTCCTGGGCAGATCACACCCCGATGCGGACGAAACTGCGGCCTATAACCGCCCCCCTGCATCACCACCGTCCTGTTCGACCTGGCTTATGCCACACAGAGCGCAGGAGCCGGACAGCGTAACCGGCACCCTTCCCCGCCTCTACCCGTCAGCACTCCTACCCCGCGCCCATCGGCAACCAGCGGGAGGCATGAGTGTTGACGAATACAGGTGAACCAACGAATGGAGAGAGTCATGGAAACGAAGAATACGCCTGGGCCTTGGTCGTATTGGTCTGGATACAACCACGTCGACAAGATCGAGGCCCAGGTAACGGCCGAAGATGGCGACATCGTGATCGCCTCCTACAACCACCTGATCGCCGAGGGAGAAGCCAACGCAAAGCTGATGGCGATGTCGCCTCAACTGCTTCTGGCTCTTGTAGATGCTGTGACGATATTTCGCGGTCTCGTCGATGTGATGCCAGTCCTGCGTGAGCGAGTCGAGGCATACGACAACCTGATCGCCAAAGCTACCGCCTAACCCCAAACACTGGAGGTCGCCATGGCCCGCACTTACGAATATTGGACGGTCAAGGGCGGCGAGGACGTTGCCATCAGCCTGACCGTCGCATATTTCTCAGCCCGAAAAGGCAACTTCAGCTCCCAAGCCGCTGATCCCGACGAGTACTTCGGACATTGCGAAATCAATTGGGAGTCGAAAGACGACACCAGCTTCATGACTGAATCAGAAATCGTCTCGATGGAAGAATGGCTTGTAAACGAGCATTCCGAGTATCTGGCCGATCAGGACTACTACGACTAACCCGCCACCCTGGAGGCGACCATGAACGCAGCATTGAAGATATGCCAAGAGCGTTACGACGCTCAGTTGCCTCCAGATATCAGCGAGGCGAACCCGGAACAGGAATGGCTGGAACACTCGGCCGAGCAGTTGGTGTGCGGCATGGACATCAAGTGGAAGCGGCGCTTTGGCCGTCCGCAGGTCGTGACCTTCGACCGGTACTGCACCTATCTGCAAGGCATCCTGAATCAGCGCCAAATAGACGGACTGGATGAGCGCGACTCACTCGCCCGACTGTTCCTTACGGCAATCCTTGGAAGTCAGAGCGATGCCAGGACACACGCCGCCGACCTGATCGGCCAGCAGCGTCCCATAGAAGCCGCCGAGCGCATCGCCATGGAGCTTCTGAAGCCATACGCCGCCGACGCTGTTGCAGCAGAACGGGAAGAGCGTGAAGACGATGTGGATGGTGATCTATGAGCCCTCACGTACTGATCGGCGAAGAGCTTGAGACCCTTGAAGATAGCCAAACACCGGTCAGCTGGTCGGTGATGATCCAGAAAACGCTGAGCGAAATGATGCTAGACGATCGCATCACCATCGCCGAATTCAACCACTACTGCGGGCGCCTCAACAAGATTGTTGCCCGGCGCAAGGAGGTGTCATGACCATCATCGCCGGATCATTTACAGGAATCGTGGAAGCCTTGAGAAATCGAGGCTTCTTGCTTTTGGCCGAAGTGAAATGGATCGAGCAGCCTTGCAAGTGTGCGGGCCGCTGGACTTGCAAGGTGAGCGTATGAAAATTGATCTGAGCAAAAAACCAGAAGGCGCAACCCATATAAACCCGCATTCGGGCCTTTGGATTAAGTGCTTTGGCGGAAACTCTGGAAGCTATCAGTTCTTCAAGGATGGCGAGTGGGAAATGGGGTTTGGCTGCATGAGCAACTCTTACCTTGAGATTGCCCAGCCTGAACCCTGGACCGGCGAAGGCCTGCCGCCTGTTGGGATGGTGTGTGAAGCGATGCTTCCGAGCATGAACCACCAGTGGGCTGAAGCCGTGGTGGTTTGGCATCACCCTGAGCATGAAGGCTCTGCTGTGGTTGTGCATAGCGGTGGTCGCTTGACTGGATGGTCAAGTGCGTTTCGCCCTATTCGCACGCCCGAGCAGATCGCGGCGGAAGAGCGAGAGAAGGCCGTATTTGAAATTGCCCATATCCTGATCGATAACCGCCATGACTCAGCCGAATACCATCAGGCGGGTCGAATCTACGACGCCGGATTTCGCAAGCAGCCATCGCCATGACCGCCCACCAGCGCACCCGGCGCATGCTCATCTGGCGCGGCTCTTTCTCTGCCCTCGCCGTCTGCACCGTCCTGATGTTGCTCAGCGCTTTCGCTGACCGAATCACCCTATAGGTAACCCACCATGCCAATCGATCCTCGGGCTAACGCCCCCGAGCGCATTGCTGCGCCCGCTCCGCTGCCTCACGTCAGTCGCCGCGCACTTAGACGCGTCAAAAATCCAATCCCTGCTCCAGCAAGCTGCCGCTACTGCAATGGCGAAGTGCGCCTGGTGTGCAACTCTGAAATCTACAACGGGCGCAGCTACGGGGATTGGCCCTATGCCTATCTCTGTGATGGCTGCCAGGCATATGTAGGCCTGCACCCGGACACGGACATTCCTCTCGGAACACTCGCTGACGACAAGCTCCGGGCAGTTCGTAATCGCAGCAAGATAGCCTTTCACAACCATATGCGAAAGGCGGGCCTAACCCGGACGCTCGCCTATCAATGGCTGGCCAACCAAATGGGTATTGAGGTCGGCAAGTGCCATTTCGGATGGTTTGACCACGCTGAATGTGTCGCCGCCGAGAAGGCCATTAAACAAGCCATCCAGCCTACCGCAATGGCTCAGGCATTCGCCAAAGCTCAATAACCCCAACTTTTTACCGCTGCGAGCATCGCGGCAGGGATTCCTTATGTCCGCAGAACAGCAACTGGCGATCCTGCCAGCTAAAGAAGTAGCCCTGGCAGTATTCAGCGCCCCCAACGGCCTCGACCCGTACCTACAAAGCGTCCGGGAAGAAATCGACAAGTTCAACGCCTCGGCACCTGACGTTAAAACCAAAAAGGGCCAAGACGCGTATCGCTCGATTGCTTACAGCCTGGCGGGATCAAAAACGAAACTCGACAGCCTGGGCAAAGAACTTGTTGCAGAGCTGAAGGATGTACCGAGGAAGATCGACGCCGAGCGCAAGCGCGTTCGTGAGCTGCTGAGCGCGTGGCAAGAGGAAGTTCGCAAGCCGCTGACTGACTGGGAAGCCGCAGAGCAGGCTCGCAAGGATCGGCACGTCGATGCCGTACAGGCAATTGCGGATTTTGCCCTGGATCTGTCGGACGTCACCGCCGCGGTACTGCTTGAGTCTATCGCCTCGGTTGAGGCGGTGAAGATGGGCGAGCACTGGGAAGAGTTCGAGGCTGAAGCTGCCCGCACCAAGGATCAGGTTCTGGATAAGCTGCGCGCCATCCTCGCCGCTCGCCAGAAATACGAAGCCGAGCAGGCGGAACTTGTGAGGCTGCGCGCCGAAACAGAAGCGCAGGCCCAGCGCGAGCGTGACGCCCAAATCGCCCGGGAAGCTGAGGAGCGCGCCCGCCGCGAAGCCGAGCAGCGTGCACAGGCAGAACGTGATGCCGCAGCCAGGCGTGAAGCCGAAGCAAAAGCCGCCGCTGATCGCCGGGAGCTGGAATTGAAGCTGGCTGCTGAGCAATCGGAGCGCGCCGCCGCCCAGGCAGCGCGGGAAAAGATCGAGTCGGAGCAGCGCGCCGCGCAACAGAAGATCGACGACGAGCTGCGACATAAGCAAGCGATAGCTCAGGCCGAAGCCGACCGAGTCGCTGCTGAACAGCGTGCAGAACAAGAGCGCATTAACTCGGACCGCCGCCAAGCCGAAGCCGCTGAGCGAGCGAGACTCGCAGAGATCGCTCGGGCAAATGCCGCTGCCGACGAGATCAACCGCCAAGCCGCCGCGCGGGAGGCGGACAAGGCGCACAAAGCAAAGATCAATCGCGCCGCGCTGGACGCATTTATCGCCGGCGGTATGCCCGTGGAATGCGCGAAACAGGCAGTCACCTTGATTGCTCAGCGCAAGATTCCAGCCATCGCCATCACTTACTGAGGTCGTCATGAACGAAATCATCCAAATGCCAACGCGTGAAAGTGCCGGCCTAACCGCTGCAGAGGTGCATCGCTTCTCGGCAGTTGAAATTCGCCAGCGAGTAAACCTGGTACAGGAAGTGATGCAAGGCATCATGAAGCGGGAAACGCACTACGGCACCATCCCAGGCACCCAGAAGCCAACCCTGTACAAGCCGGGTGCAGAGGTGCTCTGTGTGACGTTCCGGGTTGCGCAGGAATACCGAATTGAAGATCTATCCGGCCCAGCCGTAGCACGCTACCGGGTCACTTGTGTTGGTCGTCACCAGATGACCGGCGTCGCCCTCGGCGAAGGCGTAGGCGAATGCTCGTCCAGCGAAGAGAAGTACAAGTGGCGCAGCGTCATCTGCAAAGCGGAATTGGACGCCACTCCGGAGAATCTGCGCCGTAAGAAATACTACAAAAACGGCAATACGGCCGACCAGATCCGCACCGAACCAGCAGACCTGGCCAACACCATCCTCAAAATGGCCTGCAAGCGCGCCATGATCGCAATGACACTCAACGTCACTGCCGCTTCGGACATATTCACGCAGGACATCGAGGACTTGCCTGAAGAGCTAAGACCACAGGAATCCTTTCACCCCAATAGCCAAAAGCCCACCCCCGCCCCGCACAACGCTGAACTGGCGGCACACTGGGTTGCTCAAGCAAACGCGGCAGTAACGCCAGAGGCGCTGACTGAAGTTTGGAAGGCTGGAGTCGCGGCAATCAATGAGGTCAAAGACACAGCTTCGTACGACGCGCTTAAGGCCGCAGTAACTGCCCGTGGCACTGAGTTGAAAACCGCTGCGGTGAAAGCTGATCCAGAACCGGCAGAGGAAGTCTTGCCTGCTGAAGAAGAAGTCGAATTTGAAGAGGTGAACGAATGATCATCGTCAATTGCACTCAAGGCTCAGAAGCCTGGCACCAAGAACGGGCCGGAGTCATTACCGCAAGCATGTTCGGTGATGCTCGCGCCCGACTCAAATCGGGCCCCAATAAAGGCGAGCCGACTGCAAAGGCTCTTGATTACGCCTTCCGTCTCGCAGTTGAGCGTATCGGCGGCAAGCCTCTGGATAACGGTTTTGAAACGTGGCAAATGCGCCGAGGCCACGAACTCGAACCTGAAGCCCGAATGGAGCATGAAATACAAACCGGTTTAATCGTGACTCAAGTTGGATTGGTCAAAACGGACGACGGCGTGTTTGGCGCAAGTGCTGACGGTTTCATTGGTGATGATGGCGGCGCCGAGTACAAGTGCTTCCTCGCCCCCGAAAAACTTCGCTCATTCCACATCGACAACGATGCCAGCGAAATAATGGACCAGGTGCAAGGCTGTATGTGGATCACTGGCCGAAAGTGGTGGCATATCGGGATGTATTGCCCTGACCTGAAAGTGGTCGGACGCCAACTTTGGTGGCAGGAGTTCAAGCGCGACGATGATTATATCGAAAAGCTCGAAGCCGATCTTTGGCAGTTCAAGCTTTTGGTGGACGGGTACGAGGAGAAACTGCGGAGTAAGGCTGCATGATCGACAACCAAATCCTCGCAAGCACCCAACGCCAAGCCCAGCTGGAGGCCGCAAAAGCGGCCTTCTTCAATTCTGGCGGGCAGATCACTCAAGCGCGCGGCTTCGCATTCAAGCCTGTGTTCCCGGCCCGCTCCGACAAGATTGACCCCGACACCATCCTGAAGCGCCGCCGCATTTCGCCAACCCACGCTGAGCGCAAGATGCTGCGACGACTCACGGAGGCCTTATGAGTAAGCGTAAGCCTCACAACATCCGCACTCGTATCGAACGATCCTGCCGTGCACTGCTGAGTTCAAGCCACGTTGCTGTGGTGAACATCGACCCCAGCGGCCGCCAAGGGCTGATCAACTGGGCAAACTGCAAGAACGTCGCAGGCCGCAAAGTTGTAGATGCTGTCTGCGACATCCCGCATCGCTGGACGGTCTACCTCAGCGTTCATTGCGTCGATGGCCCGGGCTCCCGCTACACCAAGTCAGTAGAAATAGCGCCTCAAGGCGTTTACCTCGCCGAGCATCTGACAGATGCAATCGAGACTACATACAAAACGCTACTCGCGCAGTGCAACCCGAATCATGTAGTCGCGTCAGGCTGGATCGCTATTCCGGCCGAGGTTTCGCTGGACGAAGCTCAAGCTGCGCGAGTATTTGATGCGGTGGGTGCCTGGAATCAGCAAAAGGTCTCGGCATGAACCGAATGAAGTCCCGCCCCCAGCAACGCAAACACGCCACATGGCTGGCAATACCCGCCAGCGGAATAGAAGAGGTAGGCCATGGTAGCCCAACCCAAAGAACGATCAGCAAAGACTGCGGCGAGGCGAAAGACTCGCGGCGAGGAAGAATTGCGACTCCACACCATGGCCGGCACCCGCCAAGCCTTGGCTGACCTGATGGCCTGGCACGGTATCGAGGAACAGGGCGAGGCCATGACCCTAATGATTCACCACCTAAACGGCCTGGGCCCAGCGGGTTCAGCTCAGTTCCTAGCGCCTCCGCGACACAAATACGTGATACCCGAAAACGTGTCGGCAAAATTGCAGCTCGCCTACAACCGCGAATCGCTCCGCATCTGTCACGACGAATAACCATACCCCATCAACGAATCACGCCAGCCGGCGAGGATCCCCTATGCCCGATATCACCTACGGCTCTGTGTGCAGCGGCATCGAAGCCGCGCCACAAGCCTGGCACCCGCTGGGCATGCGCGCCGCCTGGTTCGCCGAGATAGAGCCGTTCCCCTCGGCGGTCCTGGCCCACCACTACCCCGACGTGCCGAACCACGGCGACATGACCAAGCTGGCCGCCCTGGTGTTGGCCGGCAAGATCCCGGCGCCTGACGTGCTGGTAGGCGGGACCCCATGCCAAGCCTTCTCGGTGGCCGGTATGCGCGAAGGCCTCACCGACCCGCGCGGCGCCCTCACCATCAAATACGTGGAGCTTGCAGATGCAGTTGACTATGTTCGCGCCAGCCAGCGAAAGCCCGCCAGCGTCATCGTCTGGGAGAACGTCCCCGGCGTCCTCAGCGACAAAGGGAACGCCTTCGGATGCTTTCTTGGCGCGCTTGCTGGGGCAGACTGCGAGCTGCAGCCTCCAGGGAAGAAATGGCAGGACGCTGGTTATGTGTATGGACCCAAAAGAACAATCGCGTGGCGGGTTCTGGACGCCCAATATTTCGGCCTGGCCCAACGACGCCGTCGCGTGTTCGTTGTCGCAAGTGCTCGAGACGGGTTCGATCCCACAGAGGTACTTTTTGAGCGCGAAGGCACTCGCCGGGATAGCCCGCCGGGATGGCCGGCGAAGCTTGCACTTCACCCTACTCTCACGGCACAGGGGGGAGGCTCTCTCGATGATCGAGAGGCATATGTGCTGGAGCCCGAAGGCATCCGCCGAACCAGTGTGATCGAGTGGGAGCGCTGCCAAGGTTTTCCCGATAACTACACGCAGATCCCTTGGCGCGGTAAACCTGCAAGTGAATGCCCGGACGGCCCCCGTTACAAGGCGATCGGCAACAGCAAGGCCGTCACCGTGGTTCGCTGGATCGGCCGGCGCCTTCTGCAACAACTCTGAACTCCCCCACTCCACCGCCCGGGCATGGCCCGGCAAGGACTCACCGTGCGCACTAAAGAAAACCAAGATCCGCAATCCACCCGACTCGGCACGATGGTATTTACGATCGCCAACGAGCTCGTCAACCATTATGGAAAGAAGCTTGAGCGCGAAGCGATCGACGAAATCACGCGCAACCTCACTTGCGAGATGTGTCAGGGGCCTACCGCATGGGCATTCAGCGGTAAAAGTCAGCCAGGTGAGCCAGTCATAACGCTGCAGGCCGCTCGGGCCAACCGCGTCTACGTGGCCGGGCCGATGACGGGCATCGAGGACTTCAACTACCCGGCCTTCAACGCTGTGGCCGACCAACTGCGCGCTCTGGGCTACGAAGTCGAGAACCCAGCAGACCACGGCATCGTCGAGGGTGCGCAGTGGGCCGACTACATGGCCTACGACCTGACGCGCCTGGGCCTGTGCGGCGTCATCGCCCTGCTGCCGGATTGGGAAAAGTCACAAGGCGCAAAGCTGGAAGTCCTGATCGCCGAACGCCTCGGCATGACGGTTGTGAATGCCCATGATCTGGTAACGAGGGAGGCTGTATGAGCCGATTCTGTTTTTGTAACTGCCCTGCGGGCTTCTCCGCTGAGCCTGAGCGTCACGCACCTGATTGCCCTGGCCGATCCGGCGCAGGCAAGGCACGGACTCCAGTCCCAGCAACCACTCCGGCGCTGAAGGTGACCGCCGCCGAAGAGCTGGACGCCGTCCTGCATTGGCGCGGCAAGCACGCGATCGCGGTCAGGGAGCGTGAAGGCCTGCAGGTGAGTTTGAACACCGCGGACCAAACGATAGACGACCTGAGCGCGGCTGTTTCCCGGCGCACGAAGCGGGTTCGCGAGTTGGAGTCGCAACTGGCCTACGCCGTGGACGCCCTCAATGAGGTGGTCAAGGCCTCAGCTATGTACGAAAAGCCATTTGAGATCGCGACCCTGGCTATCGGCGAAATATCTGCACTCAAGACAGCAGATGGCAGCAAGCCATCCACCTGCACCTGGTCAGAAGGCGGATTCTCCTGGCACACAGGCTGCGGCAAGGAATGGCAATTCACCGATGGCGGGCTGCCGGACGAGAACGGCATGCACTTCTGCCACTCCTGCGGTAAGGCGTTGGTTGTTGAGTCGGCAGAATCCGCATAGGAGTACATCCGTACTCCTACGCAAAACCTGTAACCCCTCCCCCTTCAAAGTCAGCCGCTATAGCGGCAAGGAACCGTCATGCTTGAAGAAAGCGTTTTGATCCAGCCTGCTGCCGTAAATCGGGATAAAGACGGCTGGTGGTATCACCCGGGCATTCCGGATTTTGGCGGCGGCGAAGACCCTGCGCCCTACATCGCCTGGACGAAGACACAGGGCCTTGAGTTGAAGGGCTGGCATATGGAAAGCGATCTGGATGGCCACCCATACGAGGATGGCGCGGCTCACTGCAACGGCTGGAACCCTGAGCCACCGAGCGTTGAGTGGTTCTTGATGGGAATCTTCGACACGGAAGACGGACCTTACGCCCAGTGGGCACGCCGAGTGACGCCATGATCGCCACCCTCTGGTTCGCCTGCGTATTCATCTACAAGGGGCCAAGGCCATGAGCCGATTTATCGCAGTCATCCACGGCTGGCACGTCGATAGCAAGGGATTCGACGTGCACCAGTTGCAAGCCGCCAAAGCTGATGATGCAGAGCGTGAAGCTTGCTGGATCAAGGAGCAGCGCGATCGCACGTTTGACCGCTGCGCTTATGTGGTGGTCGAGATAGACGATCGCGAACACCTGCCCCGTCGACTGACCTGGCGGGAGCGGATTACCGGAAGGCTTGCGCCGTGACCTGGTTCGAGCTGGCTCGACGCAGGTTTAAGCGCCGATGGCTGGGTGCCACCTACTGCACCATAGAAACCCGCAGCACTCATCAATTCGAAACCCAAGGCCAGATCGTCGACATGCGCACCTTCAAGTGCGCGAAGTGCGGCCACCAAGCTTTTTGGCATCCGCTTACCGGTCTCACCTCCTAACCCCAATCCCCCTACATGCCTGCCGGTGAGCCGACTCAGGGTAGCTGGCTGTCGATCCAGCGCTCAGCAGCGGCCATAGCCTCATCGAGCGCGGATGGGTAGTCAGGCCACGGCCCCTTCAACTCAGCAGCAACCTCGCCCAAGCCATTGATGGGTGCAGGCTCGATGATCTTGGCCGCGACCGGAACGTCGTCGTTCGGACGTCGCCAATCGAACTTAAGAAACATCACGTGCCCCCGGTAAGAGTGAGCAATCGGGGCATCAAGATTGTGTGACACGTCCATGCCTCATCACGAACTTAGTTGAGCCTTTTTGTACACCAAACCTTCCGCGCTTTAAATCTAGGCAAAACGCCATTACTCCATACCCCTATGGGCACCTTAGACCGATATGCCAATTTCTGCCGCCCAGCGCGGCGCGGAGTATCACCATGGCGACAGCCGAGAAGCTGGGCGATGAGTCCGGCCATGACAAGGTCACCGAAAAGCGGATGGCCGAACTGCTGGGCACCACGCCGAAAGCCCTGCAGCGCAAACGAGAACGTAACATCATCCCAGCCGGCGTCTGGTCGAAAATCGACGGGCGAATCATGTACAGCAAATGGAGGTATGACGAATGGCTAGAGAGCCAATGGAGCTGCCCACCGGAGTTGAGCTTGTCGGGAAGTCGATCAGGATCAGGTTCTCCTGGAACAAGAAGCGGCACTGCGAAACGCTCACTCTCCCGCAAACCGCTCGGGGAATCGCAGCAGCCGAGGCTTTACGTTCTCAAGTAATACAGCTGGCCAAGCTGGGCGCGCTTACACCGGAGAAATACAGGGAGTTGTTCCCTAATAGTCGGAGCGACTCCACTGGGCAAATGCCCATATTTTTCGATTACGCCCAGGACTGGCTGAACAGCCTCCAGATCGAAGACAGCACGCGCAAGAACTACAGAAGCACCATGCAAAACTACTGGGTACCGCACCTGGCCACGTACCCGCTCGACAAGATCACGCCGGTGCTCATGCGGAAAATCGTCAATGGTATTACGTGGACTTCGCCAATCCGCAGGAAGGGCGCCATACGGCTGGTGACCGGCCTGCTGACCCAGGCCGTGAATGATGAGTTGATTCTGAGGAACCCGGCCAACTCGATCCCGCCGACGCGTGTCACCAAGCGCGAGATCGACCCGTTCAGTCGCGAAGAGGCTGACGAATTGATCGAGAAGCTGTACGAAGTGACGAGCGGCTTGCAGGCTATTTACGCGTGTTTTTTTGAGTTTTCTTTCTATACAGGAATGCGTCCAGGCGAGGCGATGGCCCTGCGCTGGAGCGAGGTTGATACGCGCTCTCGGCGCGCCAAGGTGTGCCGTATCAGGCTGTACGGCAAGATCAAGGAGAGGACCAAAACGAAGGTCTCGCGGGAAGTTTTATTGAACGATCGAGCCTTGCAGGCACTCGAAAAAGCCAGACTACTTACGGCGGCGCGCTCTGATTACGTTTTCGCGCCGGAAGGCTCGGGTGAAAGATCAGAGCTGTACATCCGATCCGAAACTGGGGCTAAGCGTTATTGGTTGTCAGCCCTGCGCAAGAGCGGAATACGGTATCGCCGGATGTACGACACCAGGCACACCTACGCAACAATGTGCCTGATGTCCGGAATGAATCCCGCATTCATCGCTGCGCAACTTGGACACAGCGTCCAGGTACTGCTTTCGACCTATGCCAAGTGGATCAGCTCTTCGAGCGATTTCGCGGAGCTTGAAAAGCTGGATTTACCGAAAAACGGTACAAAATTGGTACTTGAATCACGGTAGATACGCCTAGGCCCAGCAAATACAAGGCCCAATGGAACATGTGCGGATTAGCTGGAGAGTTACGTTTTGATCAACAACCTGCCGACCTGGCAGCCATCGAACGCATCACCCACCACCTTGCACCCCGTGGTCCCGATGCCTGGGGATTTCACAGTCAAGGGCCGATAGCCCTCGGTCATCGCCGCCTGAAAATCATGGACCTGTCCGATGGTTCTGCGCAGCCCATGATCGACAGCCAATTGGGCCTTTCCCTGGCGTTCAACGGGGCGATCTACAACTTCCCTGAACTCCGCGCCGAACTGGAAGTCCTGGGGTATGCCTTTTATTCCGGGGGCGACACCGAAGTGCTGCTCAAGGGGTATCACGCGTGGGGCGAGGCGTTGCTGCCCAAGCTCAATGGCATGTTTGCCTTTGCCATTTGGGAGCGGGACGCCAAGCGCCTGTTCATTGCCCGCGACCGTTTGGGCGTCAAGCCGCTGTACCTGTCGCGCACCGGCGAACGGTTGCGCTTCGCCTCAACCCTGCCAGCCCTGCTCAAGGGTGGCGATATCAGCCCGATGCTCGACCCGGTTGCGCTTAACCATTACCTGAATTTTCATGCGGTGGTGCCGGCCCCGCGCACGCTGGTTGCGGGTATTGAAAAGCTGCCGCCTGCGACGTGGCTACGCATCGATGCCCAAGGCAATACGGAGCAGAAAACCTGGTGGACCTTGCCCTATGGCCCCCACGCCGACGAGGCTCACTTCACACTCGAAGACTGGCGCGACCGCGTACTCGACAGCACCCGTGAAGCCGTGGCCATTCGTCAACGCGCGGCGGTGGATGTCGGCGTGCTGCTCTCCGGCGGTGTGGACTCCAGCTTGTTGGTAGGGTTACTGCGCGAGGTTGGCGTACAAGACTTGTCGACCTTTTCCATCGGTTTTCAGGACGCAGGCGGTGAACGGGGTGATGAATTCCAGTATTCAGACCTGATTGCCAAGCATTACGGCACCCGTCATCACCAGCTGCGCATTGGCGAACACGAAATCATCGAGCAATTGCCTGCGGCTTTCCGCGCCATGAGCGAGCCGATGGTCAGCCATGACTGCATCGCCTTTTACCTGCTGTCGCGCGAAGTCGCCAAGCATTGCAAAGTGGTGCAGAGCGGTCAGGGCGCCGATGAGCTGTTCGCCGGTTATCACTGGTATCCGCAGGTCGATGGCGCCAGCGATCCGTATGCGGCCTATCGCGAGGCGTTCTTTGATCGCAGCTACGACGAATACAAAGCCACCGTGCAGCCACAATGGCTCACGGCCAATGACGCTGCCGGGGACTTTGTACGCGAGCACTTCGCCCAGCCGGGTGCCGACGCAGGCGTGGACAAGGCGCTGCGCCTGGACAGCACGGTGATGCTGGTGGATGACCCGGTCAAACGGGTCGACAACATGACCATGGCCTGGGGCCTTGAGGCACGAACGCCGTTTCTTGACTACCGGCTGGCCGAACTCTCGGCGCGTATCCCGGCCCGTTTCAAACTGCCCGATGGCGGCAAGCAGGTGCTTAAAGAAGCCGCCCGGCGGGTGATCCCCAGCGAGGTGATCGACCGTAAAAAAGGGTACTTCCCGGTCCCCGGCCTGAAACATTTACAGGGCGACACCCTGAACTGGGTGCGTGACTTGCTGCTCGATCCGAGCCAAGACCGCGGCCTGTTCCAGCCCGCCATGCTGGACCGCTTGCTGACCCACCCGCAAAGCCAGTTAACGCCGCTCAATGGCTCCAAACTGTGGCAACTGGCAGCCCTGAACCTGTGGCTGAGCGAACAAGGAATCTGA